AGGGGATCCTTGATGTAAGGGCATCCACTAATCAAGACGCTAAATCAATTCTGTTCATGATGGAGCAGTTTAAAAACAAGTTGCTTAACGGTGACTACAGAGATGAAGAGTGAGGAAAAGATATGAGTTCAAGCTCCAATAATTCTGGCGGTATAGGCTTTTTAGGTTTGTTAACCATTGCCTTTATCGTTCTAAAACTAACCGATGTTATTGACTGGCCATGGTTTCTTGTGCTGCTACCAGCATGGGGGCCAGTTGCATTGTTGTTGTCGATTTTTTTAGTTGTATGGCTACCAGCCAAAGCACTGAAGGGTGCTAAAGCTAAAAGGTAGGGATTCGACAGTAAGCGTTTGATGTTGCGCTTTAGACGTCCTGAATGTACCGCCTGAGCAATCCTCTTCCGTATTGCGAGGACATTCAGATAAACGAAGCAGAAGTCATAAGAGTGTTGGGCTACTCGGACATGGTTAGCGACCTTAGCTAGCGGCGAAAGACAAAGGTGACACTTGGAGAGACAAGGCGTTTTGAGAAGATGGCTAAATTTGCTAGCGCTAGCATGATTGACAAACCCAATCACCAATTAGCCATCTTCGTCAAAGCGTTATGCGGATTGCACAAATGCAGTCGGCGCTTTCCCGAGTCTCTATGAGAGCCAGTATTACCAACTGCGTTAGGGTTAATAAATAAATAGGTATCGGTAAGGCAGTTAACTGGCAAGCGGAGGTTAACACCGATTATTAGCGGCCGTGCGCGACACGTGAGACTGAGCTTGCAGCCAAGGCTGACCCACTTGAACCAAACGGGTTACCAATAACACTCACAAATCAAAATGTGATTGTTACAGGCAACTAACCGGAATTTCCGGATAGTTCAAAATAAAAAAACCCCGCTAGCCGTGGAAAGCAAATGCGGGGTTTAGATGATAAACATCGAGGATAAGTATGATGCAAATCGAAAATATTAACAACTCTAATTACACAGATTACGCGTTACTTCCATTCAAAAATGTAACTGTTTTAGATAACGCAGAGGAAATGATTCCTGATCACAATGAAAAGATTTTAGGTGGCTGGGTTTACGCTCTTTCGAATGAAAGCTTTCCTGACCTCCTAAAAATAGGTATGACAACTATCAGCCCAGTAGAGAGAGCAAAGCAGTTAGGCTCTTCTGGAGTTCCAACCCCCTTTAAAGTTGAGTGGTCAGTGCAAGTAAAAGATGCGCCGAAAGTGGAAAAGCAAATACACGACCACTTCAGCAAGAGGCGCGTAAATGCATCAAGAGAGTTTTTCAAAATAACGCTAGACGAACTCACTGAATACGTGAGTGAGGAAGTTGACTTCTACCTTTCATCAGGAATCGATGTGTTCTTTCAGTATCACACAATTCATCTGGACGAAGTAAAAAAAGAAAAGCGAGAGAATTTAAAAATATCTAGTGCTCTTTTGGAAAGAATTAATTGCGAAGCTTTTGTGAAAAACAATACAGCCTTCATAGAGAGTTGCGTAGATCTTGTCCTTACCAAGTTCAGGGGAACGTTAATATTTAAAGATGGTGAGGTGAAGGCATCTCCAGAGCCTGAGTACAGTGGTCACTCAGAGTTTTTAAAGCCCCATCAAAAGCCAGTCCAGATAAGAGTCAAAAACGGTGGTTTTTCACTATGAGCGTTAAATTAATGTGGTCTGCAATGACCGTAAAAGCTGGTAGCCCTACTGCAAAGCTAATCCTTCTAAAGTTGGCAGATAACGCGAACGACAAAGGCGAATGCTGGCCAAGCTTAAAAAACATCGCTGAGCATTGTGAAGTGTCACAGAAAACGGTTATCACCAATATCAAAAAGCTTGAAGACCTTGGGTATGTCAAAAAAATCAACCGATTCAATGATAAGGGTAAAACCTCAAATCTATATGTAATTACCATTACTGAAGGCGCACCATCTGAAGGTAATTCTTCTCCCGAACCATGTGAAAAAACTTCAACTACCCATGTGAAAAAACGTAAAGAACCTAGTGAAAAAACTTCAACTACCCCATGTGAAAAAACTTCAACTACCCCATATGAAAAATCTTCACATGAATCTGTCAGTATAGAACCTGTCATTACTGAATCTGTCATTGAAACAATAAAGCGCGAAAAGATTATTTCTCTTGAGAGCTTAAACGCCTTCGTTAGCTACAGAAAAAAAATCAAAAAGCCAATGACTACTCACGCAGTTGAGTTGCTAGTTGCAAAACTAGGCGGTCTTCGTGTTGACGGTCATTCTCCACAGGAGCTAATCAACGAAGCTATCATGAATGGCTGGCAATCGGTTTACCCCAAATCCAATGCGCAACCAAACCGCACCTTCCAAAGCCACCAAGAACGCATACGCGAAGAAAACATGCGCGTTATGGCTGACTGGGCAAACAAGGAGTAGCACATGCAGACTGAAGACCGTTCACGTTTCGCCAGTGCTATTCACGGCACCTTTGAAATTTACAGCCCAAAACCAGTATCTGAACAACTCATGGATATTTGGTGGGCAACGCTAAAACCTTATGACATTGCAGACGTATGCCGTGCGCTAACGAAGCATATTTCTGACCCTGAACGCGGCCAGTACCAACCAAAGCCAGCTGATGTAATCAGGTTTCTTGCTTGTGGTGAAAAAGAGCAACTCGAAAACCTTAAAACCAAAGCTGAAATGCAATGGCTGAACGTGACTAAAGCCATTACGAGTTGCGGCGCCTATCGCACACCAACATTTAAAGACCCACTCACCACGGCAACGATAAGCGCCTTGGGTGGATGGCCGTTTATCTGCGGGAAAACGACACAGCAACTTGATTTTCTACAAAAGCAGTTCGTTTCCACCTACGTAGATTTTGAAAAGTCACCGCTTGAAGCATTGCCAAACCATATCGCCGGCATTGAAGACATTCAGCGCAGCAAGGCTGAGAAGGCATCAGCATTCGCAAACCTTGAAAAAGGGCTAGAAGATTTTAGAGCGAGGAAGCAGGCATGACCCCAGCACTAACAGACAAACAAATCAGTTACATGGACTTCATTCAAAAGTTCATCGAGCAAAATGACAACTTTCCTACGTTTGAAGTTATAGCCGAGCATTTTGGTGTAAAGCCTAATAGCGTTGCAGGCCACTTACTAGCCCTGCGCAAAAAAGGCTACCTCGATATGTGCCCGAACATGGCTAGCTATCGCCGCACCAACATTTTCAAAAGCTTTATGGCTATTCGCGAAAGGAATGCAGCATGAACAACATAGAAAAAGCAATCGCTTTCAGTAATGGCGAGTGGCGAACTACTAAAGAACTAGCTGAACACCTTGGCGATAGCAGACCAAGTAACACATTGAAGAGTTTGCAGAACAAGAACGGTGTTACCTATGAAGCTGACCACAATGAACATGGCAAAACTATTCGTTACCGCGCCAGTTTTACTCGCGACTACACACCGGTAGATATTGCGAAGTCACGTAAGGCCAGAGGCTTACCGTTTGGTTTGGAGTCAATAAGCATTTTAGGTGGTGCGGTATGAGTAATGATTTATGGAGTACGCCGCCAGAGGTGTTCAACGCGTTAGATAAAGAGTTTTGCTTCGGGTTCGATGTTTGTGCCGAGTATGAAACGGCGAAGTGTTCAGACTATTGGACTATCGAAGATGATGCGCTTTCTATGAACTGGGCTGAAGATGCTAAGTCTCGAATACCGGGAGCCGGGTTAATTGAAATGGGTGCTCTTTGGTGCAACCCACCTTACAGCAAAATAACCCCATGGGTGGAAAAGGCTATTGAAGCGCAACTAAACGGGCGAATGACAGTAATGCTTGTTATGTGCGACCCATCAGTTAAATGGTTCAGTCTTGCTCAGCGTTACGCCAGTGAAACACGCTTTATCACAGAAGGCCGCTTGGCTTTTCTTAAAAACGGCGTACCGCAAAAGGGTAATAACAAAGGCTCAGTGATATTCGTATTTGACCCACACCGCATAAGCGCTGGTCATGTGTCATGGGTTACGCGTGAAGCGCTTATGAAAAAAGGACAGGTTAATAAGTTAGAGGTGGCAGCATGAACCAACATCAACTAGAAAACCGCTCACTACGCATTAAGCGTGAAACAAAAAGTCCAACTTTGCAAAAGCGTGCTAAGTCTCGCCGCATCAATGAAGCGTATCGCGATGCCAGTGCAATAGCGTTAAGTGATCAAGAACACTTTAATGCCTTATGGAAGGAGCTAGAGGCGTGAAGCTCGCAAAACAAACCTGCACAGCCTCAAAGCCTAGTGAGTTCGCATCATTCTACGAGGCGGCAAAAGATTGCTTCTCAAAAGGAATGACACTTCTACTTTCCATGCAATCAGTGGATGACGAGAGAAAGGCAGCGCAAAACGCGCTGCAATTCCACTGGTTTAGAGAAATGGAACAGCAAGGCGATTTATCAGCACGAGAATATCGGGCTTACTGCAAGTTGCATTTTGGGGTTCCCATTGCCCGGGAAGACGAAGGTTATCGGGCGCAATATGACGCAGTTATAAAACCGCTCCCATACGTTCAGAAAATTCAAATGATGGACGAGCAAAGCAAGTTCTACATACCAGTAACTAGCACATTCAATATGACTGAAATGACGCGCTATTTAAAAGAGGTAGAGCGCTGGGGTTCAGGTCAAGGTTTTAACTTAACCAGCAACGAAACACTGTATCTGGCAGCTATGGGGATAAAGAAGTGAAAAACCGCCGTTGCTCACACTGCAAAAAGAAAGGTCCACAAGAGGAAATGCTACTAAGGCAGCTAAAAGCCTTTTGCGGTACCAACTGCTTTGCAGAGTGGGCGGCAGCTAACGTTTCTAAACTGGCCAAAAAGGGGAAGCAAATTGAATCGAAGCGACTCAAGGCAAAGAAAGAAAGACTTAAAACAAAAGGCGAACACCTACGCGAAGCACAAGTGGCATTCAACGCGTTCATTCGAGAGCGGGATGCGCAAGAGCCGTGTATCAGTTGCGGTAGGTATCACACTGGCAAGTACGATGCAGGGCACTACCGAAGCGTAGGAAGTGCGCCCGAACTGAGATTTGATGAAGATAATTGCCATCGTCAGTGCGTTCCATGTAATCAGCACAAGTCGGGAAACCTAATTAGCTACCGAATAAACCTGGTCAAGAGAATAGGGCAGGAGCGAGTAGATAAGCTAGAAGGTCTACACGAACCCAAAAACTACACCATAGAACAAATACAAGACATTAAGGCGCATTATCGCAAGCGTGTACGCGAAATGCAGAAACAAAAAGCGGCCTAAGCCGTGCGCTAAAGGTAAATACAATGGCACACCCAATCAGAGAGCTAGCAAGAATGACTACAAAGTCAAAACAGATTGACGGAATGGGCTTCGGTGGTACCGCGCCTGATGTAAATGAAGTAGCTGGCGCACTGGCAATGCGACACCCTGAGACACAACTAAAGCTGGATGCACACGCTTACTACTTGGCTAGATTGCTCTATGCTGATGACAGTAGCGCAAGAGTGCGCGTAAAAGCTGGCCTATTGAATGTTATGCTTAAAGCGGGATTGGACGTTACAGATACGTGCCTGGCACGCATGATTAACTGCGCTATCATCGAAATACAATCACCTATCATGCGATTAAACCGCAAGACTGGCGAGCAAGAGATTAAGCCAACAAGTAAGGTTCAGCTTTGCAAGCGGCTAGGTATCAAGGGCAATAAACTTCCGGTGAAAATATCTGAGGCTTACAACCAAGTGCTAGAGCAACTTTACTTGTGGAATAGCGAGGCGATAAGCCACGTTAGGGCAACCATGCGAGAGGACGAAGCGGCATGAGTGAGGAAGAGCTTAAAGGATTTGTAGAAGAATCTCGTAAAACTGGGCGATTACTTACCTTGTCAATAGTGATAAATATTGCCTCATTAGGGTTGTTAGTTTTTGCTTTTATTTGCAAGTGATAAAGCTAAAGAGAGTAGTTGACTCACTGACGAGCTTTGCTTAATATATCCCCATACTAGCACTATTTCACTTAAAGCCCTGACCTAACCAGTCGGGGCTTTTTTTATGGCTGAAATTTATGAAATACCATCGAATGATTGAGCAGTTAAAGCAGCATGAAGGACTAGAGTTAAAACCTTACCGCTGCACCTCTGGCAAACTCACTATTGGTTATGGTCGTAACTTAGAAGCTAAAGGGATAAGTAAGGGTGAAGCTGAATCAATGCTATTTAGCGATATTGCTGAGGTAGAAGATAAGCTTGTCCGGGCTGGTTTCCTGAGTGGATTGAATGACGCTAGAAAGGCCGTGTTAATCAACATGGCTTTCCAATTAGGTTTTAAAGGCCTATCAAAGTTCAGAAACATGCTTGCCGCAGTTCAAAGCGAGCAATACGATTTAGCAGCGAGTGAGATGCTTGATAGCCTATGGGCTAAACAAACGCCTAATCGCGCTAAAGAATTGTCAGAGCAGATGCTAACAGGTGAGTTTCAGTGAATTGGTCAGACGTAGGAAGCTTTCTAAAGCAAAATCAAAAAGGCGTAGCCGGTTTAGTTGGTTCGCTATTAACGGGCAATGTAGTGGGCGCGGTCAGTGCTGGCGCCTCGATGGTCGCCCAGGCAACGGGAACGACAGACCCCGAGCAGGCGTTAGCGGAATTGAAAAACAACCCTGAAGCTAGACTAAAGCTTGAAGAAATCGCCGCAGCACGCGAAGCGGAAGTGAATCGTCACCTTGAATCAGTCATGGCGTTAGAGCTTCAAGATAAACAGCGTAGCCATTCAGAGACACAAGACACAATTCGCAATGGCGATAATGCAGAAGGTGGCGTTAAATACGTAAGACCTACACACGCAACATTGTCACTAATTGCCGGTATCGTTTACGCGTTTATCACTGAGTCACCAGACCTAATGATACTAGGCGCATTCCTTACTCTGCCTTTCACTTACGCAGGGTTAAGAGAAATCGGTAAACGCAACGTATTGGCGTTTCAGAGCAAAAAATAACCCTTTGTCTAATTCCCAATGGAACAAAATTTGAATAACCATGTTGTTGAAACCACGAAAAGGACAACAGCATGAACACTCACTACCAACAAGAATACAATCAAGAAATGGCCGATAAATCATCAATAGCTACCTATATTGGAGGCGGTATTTCAGCGTTTTGGGGAATACTCACTTCACAAGAGTTCGGTATCTTAATCGGCATGTTGGTAGGTATAGCCGGTCTATGTCTGAACTACTACTTCAAGAAGCGTGACGACAAATACAAACTGGCAGACGAGCGAAGAAAGCAAGAGCTTCACGAAATCACGCTAAAAACAATGGCGAACAACATAGAGGACTAAACGTGGCATTCACCACCGTTACTTCAACGGATGGTTACGTAGTCGAATCCGAATTAACAGGCGCTACGCTCAGGGTATACAGCCCACAACGAGCAAAGCGCCTTTTTACTGTCAACGTTTCACATAACGGCCAAGGCAAAGCAAGACTTACTAACGCTTACGGTAACTACTCATTCAAAGTAAGAGTAGCTATCAAAGCCTGGCTAAAACTCAATAACTTTACTTCCTACACATTTGAGCGCGGAGCGCCCCACGATGGGCAGCGTTCACTAGGTGGGATAGTTCCTTTAACTGCATAAACTCAGAATAAAAAGTGAATATCTGAATAAAAGTGTCAGATATCGCGGTGATATATCTCCAACTATGAATAAAGGTCGCATAAATGGCAGGCGGTAAGCTTTCTCAAAAGCAAGAAGTGTTTTGCATCAGCTATGCAAAGCACGGAAATGCTACAAGAGCATACAAAGAAGCCTACAACGCAGAGAACATGAAGCCTGCGACTATTTATGTCAAAGCATGTGAGCTTCTTAAAAACGGTAAGATTGAGGTAAGGCTTAAAGAACTCAATCAAATGGCTGTTTCTGATGCTGTAATGACGAAACAAGAAGCGCTTCAACTGCTCAGCGTTAAAGCACGAATTAGAATCACAGACGTTTGTGACTTCAAACAAGAGCAAGTCGGAAATGATGAAGAAGGCAATCCAGTCTTTCAAACTGTTTGGACGATGAAGAACGCCGAAGATATCGACCCAGCCGTTGCCGCTTGTATTAAATCGGTCACTGTTACTAAAACAGGTCCAAAGATTGAACTGTATGACGCAAACGCATCCGCAAAACTTCTCGCTGACATGCTTGGCTGGAATGCGCCGGTTGAGAGTAACGTTAACAGCGAAGTTCGTGTTAAGAACGAATGGAATATCCACCCTACTCAGGCAGTGGTGAGAGATGACCAACAAGGTTGATTTGCGAATAGTTGATAGGCTTCTTCCGCTTATCACTACGCCAAAGCGTATCAAGATTATTGTTGGTGGTCGTGGCTCAGCTAAATCTATCGGTGTTGGCGATATCATGCTGATGTTTTGTGATCAAGGCGAGCGCATTTGTGCAACGCGTGAGTTTCAAAACTCCATTGATGACTCAGTACACGAAAACCTGAAAGACGCCATTATCAGAATGGGTGCAGTAGGATTTAAACCGCAGGCCAATAAAATCATTGGCAGCAATGGCGGTGAAATATTCTATAAAGGCCTAGCTCGAAACATTACGAGCATGAAATCCATTGGTCGCGTTAACCGCCTTTGGATTGAAGAAGGTGAGTCAATCAGCGAGAAGTCGCTTAAAGTGCTTACTCCTTCTATTCGCTCTACTGCAAAGGACAATGCAGACGAAGACGCAACGCCCCCTGAAATATGGGTGACGATGAACAGAGCTTCGCGAAAAGATGCTATTGCCAAGAAGTACCTAGCAAGGGCAGAAAAGGAATTAAAGCGCTGCGGTTACTACGAAGATGAACTAGTAATGGTTATCCAAGTTAACTGGCGTGAAAACCCTTGGTTCCCACCTGAGCTAGAGCAAGAGCGTCAAGATGACTTAGCCAATCTAACGCTCGCTGAGTATCGCCACATTTGGGAAGGCGATTACTACGATGAAATTGAAAACGCCATTATTCCGCAAGCATGGTTTGAGGCTGCAATAGATGCAGACATTAAACTAGGGTTTCAGCCTCGCGGTGTAAAAATCGCTACAACCGACCCGTCAGACGGTGGGGATAACAAAGGTTACGTTGAAAAACATGGCTCAGTCTTCACCAAAATCACAGAGATTGAAACCAAAGACGTTAACGATGGTTTTGATGTGGCTATTAATGGTGCACTTGACTTTAGAGCTGATGTATTTGTTTGGGATGGCGATGGTATGGGTGTGTCGCTCAGGCGTCAAGCGGGTGATTCGTTCAAAGGCAAACACACGCAGTTTGAAATGTTTCATGGTGGTGGCAAGCCTTACGATGCTGACAAGCCATATCAACCACAGTACGCCTTTAATGAGCGAGTCGAACCTAAAACAAACCGCGAAGCTTTTGCCAATCTAAGGGCACAGGCTGCATGGCGGTTACGCGATAAGTTCTATCAAACATATCTCGCGGTTACCCAAAAGCGCTACTTCGACCCTGATCAACTCGTTTCTATTCGCTCAGAAGGTAACAACATCGAAGCGATACGCGCAGAAGTGTGCAGGATGCCACGGAAAATGCGCGGTGATGGCGTAATACAACTTGTTTCAAAGGAAGACTTGAAGAAGCCGCCTTATGAAATGGAATCGCCAGGTATGTTCGACGCCATGATCATGACAGAAATTAATTTTGATATTTGGGAAGAGCCTCAAATGCAAGCCGTACAAGTTCAAAGCTCAGGAGGTTGGGCATAATGCTGGTAGTTAAAAACGCGGAACAGCTACAAAGAGAAGATGAAGCAGCGAAGAACGCTAAGATTGAAGCTGAACGCGAAGCAACACAGCCACGCATTGTAGATAACTTAGCCGCGCACGTTCATAAATGCTGGACTACAGCGAAAAGTCACAAGGTTGATATTGCTGACAGGCTTACTAATTGCCTACGCAGACGCAAAGGCGAGTACAGCCCTCAAAAGCTGTCAGATATTAGAAAGCAAGGCGGCAGTGAAATATACATGAACCTCACTGGCACAAAGGTGCATGCAGCAAAAGCATGGTTAAGTGACTTGTTTGCGTCCAGTAATGACCGTCCTTTTCACATAGAAGCAACGCCAGTACCTGAATTACCGCCAGAAATTGCACAGAACATGATTTCCATTGCTATTCAAAACGCAATGATGACCGCAGGAAGCCAACAAGAAGTCATGGCGATGACTGAGCAGGTGCTAAAGCAGCATGAAGAGCGTATTAAATCGGATATAAACGAAGAAGCCGAAGCGCGTATGGAAAAGATGGCCGAGTATATCGAAGATATGATGGTCGAAGGTGATTTCCGTGGCGAGTTCGATGCGTTCTTAGATGACTTGGTAACATACCCGTTTGCAATTCTAAAGGGCCCGATTTATCGCAAGCAGAAGCGTGTTAAATGGGTGCAGGATAAACAGACCGGCAGACACGTACCAAAGATAGAAGACAAGCTTGTTCGTAAATTTAGACGCGTAAGCCCGTTTGACTTCTATCCTTCGCCATCTACAACCAACATCGGTGACCACTGGCATATTGAACACGTGCGCTTTACGCCCTCAACACTCGCATCAATGCGCGGCTCTAAAGGCTACAATAGCCAAAACATTGCCATGGCATTAAACGACCACCGTTTAGGGTTGCGTCAGTGGGTATTTGAAGACTCAGAGCGTGAGCGCCTAGAAGGTAAGCGTAACTTCAATCATCATCAGTATGAAAACATCGATGGCCTAGAGTTCACTGGATGGATTCAGGGCAAGCAGTTACTTGAATGGGGTATTGAGCAGCAGATTACCGACCCTTACGCAGAATACCCAGTAACTGTAGTGGTTGTGGGTAACTACACCATCAAGGCATCGGTTAACCCTGACCCGAATGGTAAACCTGGTTACTACAAATCGACTTTCCGCAGCATACCTAATTCATTTTGTGGTGAAGCACTAGCAGAAATTATTGAAGATATTCAAGACGCGGCAAATGCGACCATGCGAGCACTGATTAACAACATGGCAATTGGTGCACAACCACAAGTTTCCATCGACTTGGCGCAGATACCGCAGGGCGCGAATATTACCAGTATTTACCCGGGTAAAATTTGGCAATTCAGCAGCAAAGGCGTAAACGGCGCAGGGCAAAGCAAGCCTGGCATCAACTTCTTTAGTCCTGAAATCAAAGCCAACGAATTGCTTACTGTGTACGAGAAGTTTGAACGATACGCCGATGATAAAAGCGGTATTCCTGCTTATGCGTATGGTTCAGACCAAGCAGCTGGCGCAGGCAAAACCGCCTCTGGTTTATCTATGCTGATGAATGCGGCCAGTAAATCTATGAAAGAAGTGGTGCGAGCGGTAGACATTCACGTGATTGAACCGCTTGTTTCTAACCTCTACACAAGCGCCATGATTGACCCTGATGTACCTGAAGACATTAAAGGCGATGCACAAGTTAAAGCGCGTGGCTCTGATGCGCTAATGCACAAAGAAGCCACCGCAATGCGACAAGCTGAGTTTCTTGCTACGACTAACAACCCAACTGACATGCAAATCATTGGTCCTGAAGGTCGTAGGGTATTGCTTGAAAGTGCAGCCAAAGCCGCCGACTTACCTGCAGCGCGTTTCGTTCCCACAGAAGACGAGCTTAGACAAAAGCTAATGCAAGAAATGGCAGCGGTTCAGCAGCAGGCGGCAGCACAAGGGCAGGTGCCGCAATGATAACCAATCTTACGGTACCGCAATTAAAGTCGCTTATTTATTTAAAGAACGTTCACACAGAGCACTACAACAACATTCAAGACATTATCACCATGTTGGTAGAGCAGAACGTTGAAGCGCTAAAAAGCGCAGTGAATACACAAGAAATGTTTAAAAGCCAAGGCGCTATTTACACATTAGAAGAATTATTGGAATTACTCGAAGACCCGAAGACCACACTGGCTCGGATTGAACAGTAATACCAACCACGCCTTAACGGGCAAATCATAAGGTCGCTATCCAGCGGCCTTTTTTTATACCTAAACGAAAGTGAACACCAGTGGGAATACCGCAAGGCTCCCGAAGATACTGACTCACCGAGGATAAGACACAATGGCTTTACCACAGGCACTGCAAGACGCAAATGAAAGAGCAAACGAGCTAATTCGCAAGCAAAGCGAAGGTCAATCAACTCCCGAAGTTGGGAACACTGAGAAAACCATCACGCAGCCGCAAGCGCAAGAGCAGCAGAAACCACAAGAGACCAGAACACCCGAGCCGCCGCAACAACAGCAGCAATCGGACTCTGAGCAAACGTGGGAGCATAAATATCGAGTATTGCAAGGCAAGTACAACGCCGACACCAAAAAGCTTAATGAGCAGCTTCAAGAGGCTCAAAAGCGCAGCCAAGACCCAAGCTTACAACACCGTTTACAGGCCTTAGAGTCTGAAAACTCGCAACTGAAGCAACAATTAGAGCAACAGCGACAGGCGAGCCAGCCAAGCGGTGAAGTAAAACTAAGTCAGAAGTTGGTTGATGAATACGGCGAAGACTTTGCACGCGCAGTAGCAGAGCAGTCAAGTGCAGGTTCTAGCGACCTGATTAATCAGTTGACGCAGAAGATCAGCACGCTTGAATCAAAGCTTAACCAAACTGAGCAGGCAACAAACGAAACCGCAGACAATATGCGTATGCGTGAGTTAAATGCAGAGTTGAGTAAGCACAACATTGATTTTGAGCAGGTCAATACTGATCCAATGTTCCATGACTGGCTATCTGCCATCGATGACGCAAGCGGCGAGCAACGCAATACGCTGATGAATAACGCGTTCCAGCGAGGCGATATCAATCGCACCGCATACTTTTTCAAAGCCTTTAAAGCCCAAGAGGGCTCCAACTTCAATAACAACCCATTATCAAGCCATGTTGATGTAACCAGCCGCGCACCGAGTGACGCCGCAGGGGATGACAACGTATGGACCAAAGCGCAGATGGATAAGCTATATGCTGACAGACGCGCTGGCAAATTGACTGATGCAGAGTTTCAGAAGTGGGAGCAACAACTATTTTCCGCTATGCAGCAAGGTACATACCTCGGCTAGCGGTTTTTTGGAGTAATTAAAAATGGGTTATCCTGTAGCAAGTGGCGCAGTCAACTATTCAAACACTGGCGCTAACAACAACTCTAGCTTTATCCCTGAAATTTGGTCAACGAAGTTACTGACCAAGTATTACGAAAACTGTGTTTACATGGAAATTGCAAACACTGACTACGAAGGTGAAATCAAGGCGCATGGTGACAAGGTTAATATCCGTACCATTCCTGATATCACTATCAATGACTATGAGAAAGGTCAAGACCTGAACTACGAGCAGCCAGAAAGTGCGCCTGTGTCGTTAACTATCGACCAAGGCCACTATTTCGCGTTCAAAGTTAACAGCGTTGACAAGTACCAGGCAGATATCAACCTGATGGACACGTTCTCACAAGATGGCGGCATGAAAATGAAACGCCGTGTTGATGCGAACATTCTTGGTTCTATCTACGCCGGTGCTGCAGCGGTAAATGCTGGCGCTAACGCGGGTAAAGATACCGGCTCATTAGACTTGGGTACCGCAGCTGCACCACTCGAAATCACAAAAGCGAATATCGTTGATGTGTTAGTGGAGCGCTTCGGTGTATGCCTTGATGAAACGGACACGCCAGATGAAGATCGTTATGTGGTTCTTCCCCCTTCAATGTGTGCGCGTATCAAAACGTCAGAACTGAAAGACGCGAGCTTGACCGGTGACGGTAACTCTACACTTCGCTCTGGCAAAATCGGCATGATTGACCGCCTTCACATTTACTCTTCACGTAACTTGAACGTTACCAGTGGCGCGTATGATGTATTGTTTGGTCACAAGTCAGCGCTATCGTTTGCCGCACAAATCACTGAAATGGAAAAACTAAAGAACCCGAGCGACTTCGGTGACTTGGTTCGTTCACTGTTTGTGTACGGTTTTGATGTGTTGCTACCTGAGCAACTTGGTCACAGTGTAATGCGCCTGGGTTAATTCCTACGCATAACGTAAACCCTTTCGCCCCCTTAATTGGGGGCTTTTTCGTTTAAGGAGCCTAGAAAATGGCACAAGCAAAACCAACGACTGAAGGTGCAGTAGATTTACAAGATAACGCTACTGCTGAAGCACCTGACTATCTTCAAGCAAGTTCGGGCCGCGTTTTTAAAGCTACACCTTACCTTGTTAAGCAGTGGCGCAAAGGCAAGTTTGGCATGGTCAAGGCCACTGAAAAAGACTACGACGATGCTGTAAAAGCTGGCAAAGCGTAAGAGCGAGGTTCACCAATGGCAACACGTAAAGTTATTGATGCAATTGCGCAAGTGCGAGCAACGCTTGTAGATAATACAAGTACACGCTGGCCTAATCCTGAACTACTAAACGCCTATAACAATGCTGTATTGGCAGTGGTGAACCTTCGTCCTGATGCTAGCACTAAGAACGTTGCGTTCACGCTGGTAGCAGGCGAGTCAAAGCAAACCTTGCCTAGTGATGGTCTTCGCTGGATGGACGTTGTTTACGATGTGAATTCAGGTCAGCCAATCAGAAGCACTAAACGGCGCATATTGGACGATCAAATACCAAACTGGCACAACACGCCGGGGGAGCGCGTGGCAAGTTGGGCGTTTGATGAACGCGACCCAAAGACAATTTACGTCTACCCACAGCCTGCACAGGCAAAGGATATTCAAATTGTTTACTCGGTAGCGCCACAAGCAGTGAATATTACTGATTTTGAGAGCGACCCCACCACTATCAGTATTGATGATTGCTATTTCAATGCAATCAAAGAGTACATGCTTTACGCAGCCTACTCGAAAGATGCAGATTACGCAGCTAACGCACAACGTGCAGCTTCGCATTACAGCATTTTCGAGCGTGCACTGGGTAACAAGTCTGGTGTAGATAAAGCGGCTAACCCTGAAGAGCGAATGTAAGCATGATTGCGTTTGATAGCTTAAACACCCTCGTAGCACCGTATGTGCCAAATGTACCGGCGTTTACAGCGGCAAACGCTATCCGTGAGGCAGCACGTGACTTTTTCCGTCACGTGTTTGCTTTCCAGCAGGAAATTGAAATATCAGTTATTGATGGTGAAGCGAAATACCCAATAGAGCCAGATGACAACTTTGTTGAGGTGGTTTCAATTTTGTCAGTAAAGCGCAGTGATAGCGATATTTTGACGCACCTGTCACGCGATGAGCATAGTCAAAGCAAAGGCCGACCACGAGGTTATGTAGGTGAGCATAATAAAACCTTAAAGCTTATCCCCATTCCCGACAAAGAAGAATACCTAACGGTAACGCTCGCTGTTCGCCCTAAGTTCACGGCTCCCGCTATGGATAGGGAAGCGTATGAAGAAAATGCAGAGGCATTACGCTGGGGCGCATTAGCCATTCTTAAAAAACACCCTGGCACTGAATGGTTTTCACCTGAAGAAGTGCCTTATTACGAAGGTCTGTTTCTTGATGCTAAAAACAAGAAGGCAGATGAAGTAAGGCTTAGTCACATGCCGAATAACATGCGTTTGGAAATCCCTAGCTTTCTATGACTAACGTTTACAATACGGGTACAGTATCGGTTGAAACAAACTCCAATATAGTTACAGGTACTGATACATTTTTTCAGACGGTAGGAAATGTTTCAGAAGGAGATTTGTTCACGCTGGATGGAAAGATCTTTTTTGAAATTTACCAGATTGATACTGACAGCCAGCTACGTATTAAAGGTCGCTTAGACGAACTGCCGTATGGTGGTGAGCCTGTAAATGGCGTTCAATACTCCATCATTCAAAGCTTTGCCAAAGCACCAATAGCTGAAGTCGCACAAAACGTTGTGTTGTTACAGCAAAAGTGGCATCAGCGTGAAGAGGAAATGACGGGGTGGTTTAGCTCAGAAAATAACTTCTACGAAATCACCAATATAAATGGTCAAAAGATCCCAGTCATCACGCCAACGGGTATCAACAACCTTGTTGATGGAACAATCAATATTAATGATTTTGGCTTTCCAGAAGCAAGAGAAAGTCAGGCTGGCGATCTCAATAACTTTCCTCATGGTAATTTCTATACGCTAGAAATGGCGCTAGCACATCAACCGGTAGAGTTTTCGAACGGTAGAAAGCTGGTATTTACCAATAAGAATGAACTCCTTTTCTATCAACAAATCGTTGAACTAGCTACAGGTGAAGCGCGTTATCGTGTAGGAACGAATGCGGAAAGCGCATTGGTATGGTCTCGCTTTTCCAGCAATGGCGAACCGGTAACGGTAAACTGGAATAATGTTGAAGGCAAATCAGTAACCGCAACTCGGTGGCCCTACTTTACTGAAGTGAAAGGGGATATAGCTGACGTTCTTCCAGAGACAGCGACTCGCTTTCCGACCATGGAAGAAGTAGAAGGCAGAGCGTCCTTACAGCAAATGCCAGAGCAACTTTATGTTGATATCGATAGCATAAAGTTGAGCGTAGAAGATATTGACGGTCGATTTGAGAGCTATGAAGCGGAAACGCTACCAATAATCGCCGCCTTTAATGATGAAGACATACTTGCTAAGGCAAATCGTGCCGCCTCGTTTATTAATGATCAAGCTGGAACAATACAAGACGTAGTTCAAAGTTTTGAGCAGAACATAGGCCTTGTTGAAAGCTCTATTAGCGATGTTCAACAACAGGTAGATAGCCTGGGCATTACTGAGCAGGTAGCGGGGCTCGCCTCACAGCAAATACAAACCTACGATGTGCAAGCGGCACTGCTTCAGCAGGCAGTAAATGACTTATCCGCTTATATGGATGAAGCCGAAACCAGCCAATCTTTTGCACTAGCGGTTAACCAGCTTCAGATTGATGTTTCGCCTGAAGGCTCTCTCGCTAAAGATATTGGTGAGTTACAAGCGGTCACACTATCAAACGGTAATGCGATAACCGCGGCCAATAAGCGCTTATCTCAAGTTGAGACAGATGCCGAGGGTAATGCCAGTGCAATAGAGCAATTAAACCTTAGCGTATCGGGTTTGAGTGGCAACTTGACCGGAGTACTATCCCGTCTTGACTCTGTTGAAGTAACTGCGAACGGAACCGCTACCGCGTTTAGCGCCGTTCAGGCCAAAGTGCAAGACAGTCAAAAAGGAAACGATGCACTATTTACCTTTGCTCAGCAGATTGAAGTTACTGCGGATAATGCCAAAGAAGGCGCTGATGTTGCCAACTACGCAGTTAACCAACTCACCAACCAAGTTAACAATAGTGTCACAGGCTTAAGTGCTACTAATGACATTGCGCAACAAGCAAAGGTTAAATCTGATGCAAATGCCAGCGCTTTAACAGGCATTAGGTCTACCGCTGAAAGCGCAGAAGGTAAAGCATCAAGCGCCCTCACGTTAGCGTCAGACGTTAATACTGAACTAGAAGAGTATCGTGCAGTGGCACAGCTAGCGGTTGATTCCAACGGGAATGTCGCACTGATACAGCTAGGCTCAACACCGGATGTTTCAGAAATAATCTTCAAGTCGATGCGAGTCATTTATCAAAATAGCCAAGGTAAACCTCGGTTGTATTTCGACGTGGACGAAGATGACTATATCTTCAACGGCACACTGCGCTCAAACGCATCTGAGAATATCGGCACAAATCACATGGAGCTTTCAAATCCGAATGGTTTTGGGCCAGACAACCTAACGTATTACTTCGGCCCAAAATTTATGTCGGGCAGCAAGCCTGATTACGCTAAAGCAAAAAAATCGAATGCTACACAATGGCGAGATGCGGCTGGAGACAGTTACTTTGGCGGTAGTTTGAGCGCCGGTGTACTCAGCAATTCAGCGCGTTCTACAGTCTTGACTTTAAACCCATCTGTAGAGGTAGGGCCATTTGGTACGAACGGTAACAATAAAAGCGTGGTGTTCGGTGTTAGTTGGTCGGGCGATTCCACTTCTGACGGGGCGTGTAATAACGGCTCCGTAGTGCCTTCTTGTACAGTTACGCTACAACGGAAAATAGGCTCTGGTGGGTGGCAAACAATACAGACTCGCGAGATGCAAGGCTCCACGAACCACACCTCAATCGAAATTGAAGGCCAGCCAACGCGTTGCAGAAACATCGAAAGGGCGGGAGAAAGCTGGACATATACCGACACGAATTCTAGCTCGAGTAATTTTAGCTATAGAGTTCTCGTATCTTCACAAACTCGCTGGCATGCACAGCAATTCATTGACACCCAATCTGTCACGCTGATTAGTACAGAGGAATAATAAAATGACAGCAACATTTTGGACGGGCTCTAGCTTGTCTTTTACTAATGGCAGTAAAACAGTAACGGTTAATACGGGGCCAAGTCTGGATAGTGTAAAAGCTAATTCATCATTAACCGCTGGAAACTACAACGAACCGGTAGAGGTGAAGTCGGTAAGTGGGAACACCATTACGCTTTACAATAACTGGCCTGGCAGCACTGGAACCTCATCAGCCACAATCAAACCAAGCGCCGCAGCAGCCGCTTCAGCAGGCGTAGCAGCGCAGCAGCTAATAACTGAAATTCAATCTCTAGTCAGTAGTGCCAGCGTAACCGCAACGGCGAATAGCTTTGTTAAGCGTGATTCAAATGGCCGAATTAAAGCCTCTTCACCTAGCGCCAATGATGATGTTGTTAATAAGGGATACTTTCAAAGTGCCGCAGGTTTAAATGCGGCCGGCATATTTCATAGCGGCAACTCCGTTAACCCTTTGGATTATGGGCTATGTCGTGTGGTGACGGGACCTATAATAGATGGAGATAAGATAGCTAAAAATGACTTAAACACACCATCACAACCTACACAGGCTTTTGTATTTGACTCTGATACAGTTAATCGTCCTGTAACGCATTATGGCGGCATAGTAACTAATGGAGTGGGATTAACAATATCTAGAGCGGATAATATATGGGGTCAAATCACTATATCTAGAAGCTCAGGGAATCTTGGCGAAACTGTCATCCGCGCTAAAGACGGCTCAATCGTTAAAGAGCGTACTGTTTTCGATAGCGGCAACACTAACTTTAATAAGTTTGTATTTAACGTTAATGACATAAAACATTTGGTCAGAAGAAATAGCTCATACGTTCAGATGGAACTTCAAGTACCTTTCACGCCAGCAAGCGCAACAGTTAGTGGCACTGTGAGCATAAAGTCTGTGAACTCAGGCGTAACTGTAGCGTCAGGGTTAACGTTAAGAATGTCTAGCAATTCCAGTTCTAATGTAGCCCTTTTAGAGACAGATTCATCAGGGGCTTTTCCTTCTGGGGATACTTATTATTTAGTGCCTGAGACCACTCTTACTATAACTATTAACGGATAAAGCAATGCTACAAATTACATTCGCAAACGAAGATGACTTCTTAAAAGTCGATACATTTAAAGAAGGTGAGGATGGTTCTATCTCATGGGTGTGGAATGAGGGGGAGGGCAAACCAACTCACTCAGGCTTTATCCGTCAAGGCTTTACCCGCTTTGATTCAGATGGCAATACAATAGATGTATGGAAAACCCTATTATCCAAAGAGGAATCTGGCGAAATCTTCATTCAGCGACTTACCCAAGAAGATAGAGATAGCATTGCCCAACAAGAGCAAATTAACCAATTCAAAGCCAATCGCCAACTTCTACTAGACAGCGCCATTGTTACCACATCCAGCAGCAATAAATATGATGCCGATGAGCAAAGTATATCGCGCATGGCAAACGCCATTTTAGCAGCGCAGCGCAAAGATTTAACCAATATCCAATGGTCGCTTGCCGATACGCCCACCGGTGTAATGACTGATGTGACTCTTGCAGATTTAGAAGAGGCGCACGAACTTGCAGTAGAGAACATGGCGAGTATTTGGAGTATTTAACATTGCTCACAAATAACTTTAAACAAATTATTAAGCAGGCTTGTAATTGCCTGTTGATTTTATAGGGGCTGATGATGGCAATTCTCTTCCGCGACACTTTTACAGAAGTATCAGACGTAAATTTAATCGACCACACCCCAGAGCAAGGTGGTTCATGGCTTTACGAGGCTGGCGTACCCAATGGCGCTGCACAAGTGCTAGATAACGGCAGGCTTAGGTTAAATGGCGGCACGGCAACAAACGTAGCATACCTAGACAATACGGGCTTGGCCGGCGGGTACATAAGGTTTACGCCGATAGCAAATAATGCATCATCATTGGTGCATGTTGCAATTAGATACCAAGATATATCTAATTACTATTATATGTTCAGGTCTGGAAGCACAGGCATCGGCATAGCCAAAATAGTTGGCGGCACAGAAACAATTATATTTTCTGACACAAGCTATGTTTCTGGCAGGGATTACGCAATAGAGGATGATGGCTCAACTATCACTTTTGTTTACTACGATAACGGCGTTAGAAATGTCATACACACCGCAGCAAGCGAAACGGATTTGGCTAGCCAAACTGGTAAAGGCTTTGTTATTAAGTCTTCTGCAAACCAAGTTGCAGCGGATGCTTACGAATCGGGAACGCTTGAGTCGCCATCTGGTTTAACAATCAACTCGCTATCAGATTACAACGCTAAGCCGCGCGACGCTAACGGCAATGCAGTTTTTACGGTGTCTGGCGAATGTCCCGACCCTACAAGCGCGGTTGAATACAGTTTAGACGAAACTACGTGGTTAACATTGGATGCAACACCAAGCGCAGGCACATACACTGGTGACGTAACCGTAAACGGTCAACAAAATATATTTGTTCGCTCTGCCGATGACAATCAGTTAGGTGCAAGCGTGACGGGAATTACATCAGCGATGTCTATTGTGTTGTGGGGACAATCAGGCTGTGATGGTAGAGGTATAAACAATCAAGGGGTCGCAACAGGTGCAATCGTACCCCTGATGTACAAGGGTGGCGCTATCACACAAATGGCAGACCCTACGGGAATCACTGGCGATTCGGCGGGCAGTTTGTGGCCTCTTGTTGTTAAATACTTCATAGACCAAGGCATCCCCGTCGTGATGGCTAACGTAGCCCAAGGTGGTACAACCGTTTCACAATGGCAGCCTAGCACATCGCTAAATAATCGCATAGTTGATTTCGCCACTAACTTTGGAGCGCCAGAACTAGCTATAAGTATTATCGGTGAAACTGATAGCAATGGGACAACTAAAGCAACATTTAAGTCTGAGTATTTAAATATTGTTCAGACGTTAAATACAAATTACGGTACAGAGTGCTACGCGGTTAAATTTCCTGTTGGTTCATCCACAAGCACTGCTACACAGTCAGAAATACGCGAAGCTTACGACGAGCTAATTGCAGAGAATGAGTTTATCAAGTTTGGTGGTGATTTATCTGTAATCGATATCGATACGGGTACAGGCCATGACTCTCTGCACTTAAAAACAGACGAACACTTGGCGGAAGGTGATGCGATTATACGAGCTGCTCTTGCTGGGTTAGTTTCTGAGATAACTCTTGATATTGGCGCCCCAGATGGAAATTATCACCTGTATTTGACGCAAGGTAACCAAGGGAGTGTAAGTAAAGTTTATGATGGCGCGGCCACATTCTCAGGCGGCAGTACAACAATTTCAGGTTTGCCAGTTGCTGCAGGAACTCTTATTAGAGGGTTTGTGGATAGCAGCGATACGCCTGCGCTAGACACTGGTGATGGAGTTAAAGGGGTAACAGTCTGATGGCCTTTAATCAGTGGGGTACATTTAACCAGTGGGGTGAACAAACGCCTCCTCAAGATACTACCGCTCCGATAGTAACCAATAACGGGTCAGCTACACTTACAATCATAGTGGGTGATAGTTATACGCCGGATTTCAGCACCAATGAAGGTACACTGAGCATTGATAATCCCGTAGATACCAATACTCCCGATACATACACAGTGACAGCGACAGCAATTGACGCAGCAGGAAATGTCGGTTCAGCAACACAAACTGTTATCGTTGAAGAAGCGCAGCAAGTTAATCAACCCCCCACCGCAAACGCTGGCCCCGACCAATCAGTTGCAGCTGGTGTACTTGTTCAAGTTAGCGCATCAGCCAGCATTGACGGTGATGGCACAATTGTAGGTTACAAGTGGCGTGAAACTACTAACAGTGGCATTACGCTATCAAGTACGACTGCTGAAAACATTAGCTTTACTTCACCAGTGTCAGACACAGCGCAAACAGTGACATTAGAACTTATTGTTACCGATGACGATGGCGTAGATTCGGCACCTGTGTATGTGGACTTCAATGTTGCTGCAGAGGTGGTTGCGCCAACCCTTGAAACCCTATCCATTGAAATAAAAGGCAGCGGAACGGGATCGCATGAGGTAACCGTATTCCTCGCAAGCGATATTTCAACGCCTATTTATTCTGGTTTGGCTACTTTCGTGAATGACCGAATGGTAGTTGAAAGCTCTGATTTTAGTTCAGGCCAGCAGGTCGTTGGGCTTTGGCTAGGCAATAACTACCCTGCTACGGGTGGCGCATTTTACGGGGTAGTATCGTAATGACTTGGAACGTGTCTGGAAGTTGGAACATAACTGAGGGTTATCTTTTCGATGACACCATTGATTACATCAGAATAAGCAGCGGTACAGGTACGGTGAAAGACTATGCGTTGGAGCAGGTTTCGCTTTACCAATATTCCGATAACTTCATTCTTTGTAATGTGACTAACGACAAAAACGAAGTGCTGGACCCATCTTTATTTAAAGAGGCAGAGTACCGAATCACTGATACGCGTGGTGCCAATGTTTTTACTGCTACGCTTGGTAATGGTTTGTCAGTGCTTGGTGATGCCTTTCAAATTCACATTAACGATGAAGTGCTGAACAAGTCTCACAAGGGTTCGTTCAAGCATCAGTTCGTTGTGTGGAGTCAATCGGGCTATAAGTTGCCGCCTGTATTTGGCGGGAAAGTTAGCATCGTTAGCGTATTAGAGCCATTGCAATCAGAGCCAACAGCATGAAAATAGCCGTATCAGCGTTTAAGGGGCAGAACAACGCGTTCGCCCCTCGCTTGATTAATACCGAGCAAGCGCAAAAAGCCAGTAATTGTATTGTGAGAAATGGAAATCTCACGCCGAGAAAAGGGAATAGCGTTGTAACGCCAGCGCCTACTATCGCTAACAATGCAAAAACTATTTTCCTTTACAAGGGAACGCATTGGTTTAGCTGGCCTAAAAACGTTGATGTGGTTGACAGCCCTATTGCAGAGGATGAATATGACAGGGCGTACTATACCGGTGATGGCGTACCACGCTATACAAACAGCAGCATTGCCACTGGTGCAGGCGTACAGCCATTTGCTAACAATACGTTGGGGCTTGATAGCCCTGACGCGTTCAGTGCTAGCGTGACTTACCACGACCAATCTAATGACTTAAATGGTCGAGACCCTAACGACTTTGAAGCAGAGCCTGAGAGTGGTTATTTAAACTTAGAAACCGATGATGACGAAACGCGCTTTTATGTTTGCACTTACGTAACCGATTTTGGGGAGGAGAGTGCGCCTAGTGTTGTATCACAAGAGATAAATATCTTCTGTGAAGATGACAGCGTAACGCTTACGTTCTCAGATACTGGTGGCTTTGGTACGCAGAAAATAAACCGCAGGCGCATTTATCGAAGCGCAACTTCCGGTGATGTGACGGAGTTTTTCTTAGTCGATGAATTACCCGTTTCAACTGACACCTACACAGACACTAAATCTATTTATGAGTTGGGCGCCGAACTTGAAACTGAAGAGTACGCGAAGCCACCTGAAAACATGAAAGGGCTTATTGCTACCTCTAATGGTGTAGTTATTGGTTTTGTGGGCAATACCGTAGTACCAAGTGAGCCTTACTTGCCTTACGCGTACCCGCTAGCCTACCGTCAAACGCTACAAGATAAAGTGGTGGCAATGGCTGAAATGAGTTCGGGCGTGGTCATCGCCACCGAAGACAAACCGGTCATTATGCAAGGAACGCTACCCGATAGCTTTACAATGACGGTCATAGACGCTGCGTTACCGTGTGTTTCTAAGCGCTCAATGGTGGATATGGGTGAGGCGGCAATATACGCCAGTCACGAAGGGCTTGTATCTATCTCCCAAGGTGGCGCACAACTTATCACTAAAGATTTACTGAGCGAGGATTACTGGCAATCGCTTGACCCCAGCACAGTGCAGGGTTACCGCTACAATGAGTTTTACGTAGGCTTTTATGGTGGCAATGCAGGCTTTGTGTTTGATTTGCGCCGTGGTGACTTTTTTGAATTGGACTTTTACGCGGATGCCGGCCACTTTGATTCCGCAAGCGGTACGCTCTACCTGATGGTGAATGGCGAGCTTGTTAAGTTTGACGAGGGCAGTGCGCTTGAATATGAGTGGACTTCAAAGCAGTTCAACATAAACGAGTTTACGCTTTCTTGCATGAAAGTCTTTGCACCAAGCATAGTCAATACAAGCATTACGCTTTACGCAGATGGCGCGGAGTTCGCGAGCTTCCCAATAACAGGCGTAGATCCGTTCTTTCGTCTTCCAGCCTTTCGGGCCTCGCGACTTCATATAAGCATATCTGGCAGCGATGAAATAGAAAGTATTGCGCTTGCTTCTTCCCCAGGTGAATTGAATGGCTAAAAATAAAAAAGCGTTCTTAGGCGTAGGCGGCAAGCCAAAATTCTCACAGCCTGACCAGCAAAAGCACATTGATTCCGTTTCTAAAAACATTGCCATTCTTACTGGGCAAACCAAAAACACTAAAGACAGGGCGGTATTGGTTCGCGATTTAATGGACTTTGGCTTACTTGATGCGCGAGGCAGGTTCACTGGTGGCGGTGGCACTACGATAGTTGGCGGCGGGAATAACGGCGGCGGCATTGTAAACCCTGACCCTGAAGCACCAGTTAAGCCGATTAACGTAAGAGCGTCAGCGGCGTTTACTACAATCATGGTGCAATGGGATTTCCCTAACTACGCAGGGCATAAACACGCGGAGATATGGCGCAACACAGTAGATGCGCTAGGCGATATGGCAGACCCACGCACGGAGGGTGAGGCGGTGCTTGTTGCTACCGTGGCAGGCTCTATGTATATGGACAGCGTATTGCCCGAAACAGGGTATTACTACTGGGTTCGCTTTGTTAATGATGACGGTTTAGCGGGGCCAGTTCATAGCCCAAGTGGTGTTTACGCAGAAACCTTGCCTGACATTGATACGGTAATTGAGGACTTTCAGCAAGAAAGCCTTGCGACATTGGAAACGTTTCAGCAAGGCTTTAATAGTCAAATAGCAGACATGCAGCAGATCATGGATGACTTTGACTTTACGCAGAAGACCATTTTAATCAATGAGCATGGTGAAGAAATCGAAGCCTTAGCAACTGGCTTGTTTGAGCAAGTTGTTACCACAGAAAACAATTATGAAAGCTGGGCAGCGGAGTTATATTCGCTTCAAACTTCGTTCCTTCAAAGTGACGGTACGCTTACGAGTTCATTTATCAATAAAATGGCGCAAGTGCTAGCTGGCACTAACGGCATGATAGCAGGCGAGATAGCGACATACAATGTCACTTATGGTGGTAACACATACACATTAGCTGAAGGTATACAGGTTAGTGTGGATATTAATGGCGAGTACACAAAACAGTGGGGCGTTCAGTCCGAAGTAGGAGATTTACAGCACGGCGTAGGTTTCATTGATGATAATGGCACCACCACCTTTATGGTATCAACCGATAACTTTGCCGTATTTAATCCCGTTAATGGCGAGTGGGAAGCGATATTTGGCGTGCGCGATGGCCGTGTCGTTATAACTGAGGCAATCATAGGTAATGCCATTTTAGAAACATTAGCCGTTCAGTTTAAGGCTACATTCGAAGGCGAGGTTATCGTTAATGGTGAATTGGACGCTTGGAAGCTAAAAGGCGCTCAGATTACAGGTAACGCACTTTGGATGGTGAACGGCAATCATTCACTTGCAATTGAACCCGATGACTTTCTAGCATTCTGGTACGGCGAAGCCGTTTATTACAACGTTGAAACCAATACGGATAACCGCTCGTTGGGTAACGCTAAATTTGCTCTTATGAATAACGGGCGAGTTTTGGCGCGTGGCATGGAGTTGTACGACAACGACAATAACTTGATCATGGATGCTGATGGCGTAGACGGTGTTTATATAAAAGACTTAACCGTTGATACGTTAAAAATCAGAGAAGATGCGGTTACCGTTCCTACCTATATTGAAACAGGGTTTGTCGTAACAGCTGAGACATGGATAGAGGTCTTGGATTATTCATTTGAAGAAGACTTCCCAATCAACGCACTTTTTAACTTCTCAGTGCTGTGCACCCGGTGGGGCTCAGACAGAGAAAAGTTTGATTACGTTAGTCTTGTCATGCGTATTTATGAGAATGGCAATTTGATTGACTCAGTGTCGCTGCCTGATATGTACGCCGAGGACGTAAGAGGAAAAACGCTATCGCACGGCTTGCCTTTGATGGGCTCTGCTAATGCGCCAAGTGGTAAAGTTCGGGTTGTAGTCGAGGCAAAGGGCGAGGTGCCAAGTCAGCAGTATCGGTTTAAATTACAGGGCTCTATAACTAATGCAAAACGGTAAAAAATATTACTTTTGTGATGAAGTTACAGGCGAGATTAAGTACAAGTTATCCAAGCTACTTAGAAGCAAAGTCAATAACAATCAGCGCGTTATACTTCATTCTGATGTGGATTTATCTTCCCATTATTATAACGTCGAAACAAAATCAATCGAGGAAAGAAAGTCCTTTCCCGCAGGTAATTGGGTTGGTGGTGAGTATGTTGTTAACCTGCCTCATAATGCGACATTACTCTGGCAGGGCGAAAAATACACTGTCGATGATGGCGTTGCCGAACTAATGGTGGACCAGCCTGGGGAACACGAAATTATTCTTTCACATCCTCACTACAAAACAGAGATACGTTACATTGAAAATCCAGAAGCAGATTGATCCATTAAAGTTAAGGCGAAAGGCGTATATGCCAACTGGCGATCAGCTAGACGCCATTATTAAAACGTTTGCTCATTTAGAGGGGCAAGGTGTAGATATTGGTGATGATGGGCGTGAGCTCGTAGCCCACAGTAATTGGGTTAAAGAGTCATTTGTCAAAAAGTGAGCAATTGACAAAAACCGAGTTTTGAAGTAATTTTTCTCATACTGACACAGACCTCGCCTAAAGCGGGGTTTTTTCGTTTATGCAGCCTGAAAACTTCTATCCCGATATCAAGGCGCTTGGCAAACGCTACGACGAACCCGAACTTCTCGCCCAGGTTAAAGAAGCTATACAGAGCGGCGATGCCGTGCCTGTCACAACCAAAGAAACGCTAATCATAATAAAGCCCATACTCGACCATCAAGCCCGTTCAGGAATGCTTGTTTGGGTGGGTATTCATCGGGCTCAGAAAGGCGTGGGCAAATACTTCCAACTTGTTCTTGATATGGCGAGAGCAGCAAACATGACTTTTATTCGCTTTGAAACCAAGCGCAAAGGCTTTGCCAAGCTAGGCGCTCGTTTTGGTTATGAGCGAATAGGACAGCGTAACGAATACACGATTTATCAAAAAGAGGTTTACTAACATGGGTGGCGGTGGCGATAACAAAATTGAAGAAACACCTGAGCAACGGGCACAAGCTGACGTAGCAATGATGCAGTGGAAGGACTATTTAAGTAAGTACCGTCCTTTTGAAGATGCGTTTATGGAAGACGTTGATCGCATGAATACGGGCCAGCAATACAATCAAGTCGCAGGCTTAGCGGCCGTTCCCGTTGAAAGTGAATTTTCAACAGCGGTGCGTGACACTTCTCGTGCCATGGTGGGTGGTGGCCTTAATCCTAATTCTGGCGCATTTAAATCTAACTTATCAAAGCTAGATAGAGCCAAGTCAACAACCAAGGCCGACAATATGAACCAAGCGCAAGTGGGTCAGCAAAACCGTTATGTTGGCGGTATCTCAAATATTGTGCGGATGGGGCAGGGGCAAGAAACTGAAGCGGTGCAAGGCTATGGTGATATTGCTTCAATGTCAAATCAAAAAGCCAGGAGTGACGTTGGCCTTGCTGTAAGAGACAGGTTAGACAATCAAAGCGTGATAGGTGCAACGATTGGCGCAGGTACGCGATACGGCCTCAATTACATTGATAATAACGGTGGCGCATAATGTCTTACCTTAAAAGAGCATATGACGATGTAATGACCGAGTTGGATTTTAGGGCTCGCGGTCAATATCAACTAGGCGGCATAGACCCTAGAGATGATGAATACGCGTCGAAAACGTATGCGCAATTAATCAGAAGCCAGTACGCCGATTATCAAGAGCGCTTCCAGCCTTACGAAGAGCGCATGATGGATCTCGCAACTTCGCGTGAACTTCTTGATCAACAACTTTCTCGTATTGGCACGAACATTAATGCTTCATTTGCCAACCCGCAATTTAGTGCTGGGGCACTCGCTTCTCAGCGTTATGGTACGCAGCAGACCGCGCAGGAGCGCAGCTTCAACACGCGTCAGTCAGACATGGATAGAGCGCTCGCAACCGCTAACGCCAAAAACAATATGCGACTGGCAAACGCTGACATGAAACAAAATATGGTCACTGGTGGAACATCAGTGAGAGGCTTAGTTACAGGCTAGTAAGGGCAATAGAATGAGTTACGGTTTAATAAATACAGGCTCTAACAAAAAGAACTTGGCATTGTCAGGCTTTCGCGATAGCGCTAACGCAGAAAATCAACGAAACATCGCAAACAACCAGTTAGAACAAGCCGAAAGAGCACAAAGGAAAACAAATGCTGGTATGGGTGCTTCAACTGGGGCTTTAATCGGTGCTGAAATGGCTTCATCTTCTGCTGCCGCAGGTGTTGGCGCAGGAGCGGCTGGAGCAGCAGGTACAGGCGCAGCGGCAACTACAGCAGGAACTGCAGCGGCAACGGGTACGGCCGCAAGTGCTGGTACGGCAGCAGCAGGTGCAGGGGCTGCTGGGCTAGGCGTGGCTGGTACTGCGCTGGCCACAGGCGGTATTGGTTTGGCAGCAGGTTTACTTTTATCGGAGTTATTCTAATGAGTTTAGTCGATGGTTTCCGCCAAGGTTTTGGCATGATGAGCGATTACTACAATCGTAAAGATGCCAAGGAATACCGACAAGAACAACTTGGCTTACAACGCCGCCGAATGGATATGGCCGAAGATAGCCATAACGCTGACATGTTGAACAAAGGGCTAAATACACAGATATTGCAAAACCAAGTAAACGATTTGCCAGCGGCAAACAAATATCGTGATGAGACTCGCGGTCTTTCTCTAGACAACCAAAAAGCAGGGCTGGATGCCAAGAGAATGCAAACTCAGGTAGCAGGCCAAAACCTTTCAAACGCAAAGGCGTTAGGAGGTTATGAGGCTGAAGACAGGAAGCGTTCAAACGCACTGGAGCGCTATAAAGTTTACGCATCTACTGGTCGTTGGGATGAGTTTCTTCAAGACCCTTCATTTAAAGGAACTGATTTAGAGTTATTACAAAACCCTGAAGGTGCTGAGGACGCTATATTGCTAAATAAAGGCATCGAGTCTGGTAATGTACGAACTATTGTTGATGCCTCCAATAGCCTTTTCAAATCTAAGCTAAATCGCAACGTGGGGAAAATAACCGGGCGTAACAATAGCACTATTCGTGACATTAGTATTATCGATTTTGTGCAGCAGCCAGATGGCAGTTTCAAGGTTCCTGTGCGTGTAACTACCGACGATGGTCCATATAACTCTTACATTAGCGAAATGCGGGGCATTGACCCGGATGACCCAGACAAAGTGTTTACGGCTGAGGATTTATATGGCAAAGCGGCCGCAATGGGGCAGCTTGGTACTCTTCTCAAGAACTCAGGTGCATATGAAAGCGTAAGTCAAAAAATGCAAGGCGATGCTCAGCGCTATCTATCACCGCAGGGAGGTAAAGGTAATGACGTTCCTGCAGAAGTGCGAAGCGTAGCATTACTTTCTGAAATGACAGGTTATTCTCCAAAAGAGATCGTGAGAGCAAAATACTTCTCTCAAAAAGATCCAAGTGGTGTAACACTACAAAACATGGCAATTGAATTGGCCCAAAAAGATCCTCGCTTAACAAAAATTGGCGCTAAACCAGATCAACAAGCAATTAACGCGATTGTTGGCGAGTACTTAAACATGCTTTCTAAGCCAGTAAGTCAAGATGAGCTTAATGCTACCAATAATCAAGGGGGGCGAACTAACACACCTCAACCAGTTCCAACCCCCACACCTGCACCCGACGCAGCTATACAAGCTTTGCGCCAAGACCCAAGCCTAGCAGATGAATTTAAAGCCAAATATAACTATTTGCCAGAAGGGTTCTAAATAAAATGAGTAACTTTTTTGACCAGTTTGACGAGTCCCAACAACGCAATAAGTCCAACTTCTTTGATAAGTTTGATGACGCTACGAAAGCAAGCCCTGAAGAAAAAGGAACGCTGTCACAAGTTGGAAGCGCTTTTGGTGCTGGTATCGATAAAATGCAGGAGCTTGGCTACCGTGCTGTAAAAGGCTTTACTGATGTTGGTGTACCACAAGAAGAGCAAACCAATGCTTTAGGTCGCGCTATTGGTCAGGGTGGTTCGCTTTCTCGTTGGTTAGATGAAGGTATTGCGCGAAACATTGAAGAGCAAAAAGCCTATACGCCTAGTGTTGCATCCTATAAAGATATTGACTCTATTGGGGATGCTGCAAGTTATGTAGGTGAAATGACCGCACAGTCAGTGCCAATGATGGCAACAGCGTTGAGCCCTGCAGGTCTATTGGCTATGGGCGGCGGTTTGTCGAATGAAGCTTATGAAGCGCAGCCAGAAGATAATAAACAGCCATGGCGTGCAACCGCTTCAGGCTTTGGTCAAGCTGGCTTAGAGCGCTTAGGTGTTGAAACTGCCATAGGGCGTGTGTTCGGCGGCGAAGGCAAGAAATTCGTTAAGCGCGTTGGCCAATCAATGCTGGGCGAAGGTGCTACGGAAACTGGTCAAGAAGCGTTAGCGCAATGGGGTTCAGGCAAATCGCTGGATGAATTTGAAGGGCTCGACGAAGCCTTCGTAGGCGGCGCATTAGTGGGCGGTACTATTCGCACCGGTACAGAAGCAGGTAAAGCGGCTTATGATAAATACCGCGGCGAAAGACCTGAGCTTAGCGACATTGAAGAAACCGACCTAACTCAAAGTGCGTCTAGTGCTGAAAGTGTAATTCCTGACCCATCTGCAGATATAGGGCCAGCACAAGACCAAGCGGTTACTGGTAACGAGATTGAAATTATACCTGGTGAAACCGCAGGTGATTCGCAGCCTAATTGGCAGTTTGGTCAAAATGACATGCCGTATCGGGGTGAGGTAACACCCTATGTCTATGATGGTGAAAATGAGCAGTATCGTGAAACACCTAACTCCGTTCCCGTTGGTGCAGCATTAGAAGCGCCTATTATTGATGGCGAGTTTGAGCGGCCACGCGGCTTGCCTAATCGCGCTGATACTATTATTGGTGAAGACGGTAGGTCAATGCAGCAGGCGCAAGAGTTTGCTGACTCCGTTGGTCAAGCATCCAATAGAGCATTGCCTTTTGACGATGTTATCTACGCTGAAGATAAGCGCAATGTTCAAGTTAAAAGAAACGGCCAACCGTTCGGTGGACGCCGAGCAGCAGAACTAACAAAAGAATTTCGCCAAGCTAAAGAGCAAGGCTTTAACCCACAGGTTATTAAAGTAAATGGCGGTTACGGCTGGGTATCGGAGGGTGACAATGTTGGACTGGATACAGGAAGCGTTGAACAATCAAGTGATCTGCAAGTGGGAGGCGCTGGAGTTGCATTACCACGCGATGTACGGGGAGATAATGGAGGACGGTTACGTGAGAGTGCAGACGGAACAACTGGAACAGGCGATGCAGAGAATATTGCTCTGGCAGCACGACGAGACACAAATGACGATGCACTAGGCGCAGAAGCCGAAGGATATCCAACCAGCGAAGGTGCAGCGGAATTAGACGCTGGAAGCCAAGTGAATGCTATAGATGCAGCTGCAAACGAAGCAGCCACATCGCCTACGAATGACAGGCCTGAGCCCACCGAAGCACAGAAAGAAGCTGGCAACTATAAGAAAGGTAAAGTCCGTCTTCATGGCTTAGATATTTCTATTGAAAACCCGAAGGGCTCTACCCGTAAAGGTAAAGATCAAGATGGCAAAGAATGGTCTTCAGAAATGAAGCACCACTATGGAGATATTAAAGGTACTACCGGCGCCGATGGCGATTCTATCGATGTATTTATAGGTGATAATCCTGAAAGTCAGAAAGTATTTGTTGTTGATCAGGTAGACCCTAAAACAGGCAACTTTGATGAAGTCAAAGTGATGATGGGTTTTGATGATGCTGAAACAGCTAAGTCGGGCTACCTTTCAAACTATGACAAAGATTGGAAGGGCTTAGGAGAAATCACCGAAGCTTCAGTGGAAGACTTTAAGGCATGGACTAAGCGCCCTCGCAAATCTAAGCAGCCTTTTGCATTGCCTGCTAAGCCGAAGAGCGAAGAAGTTGCAGTAAAAGATCAAGAGGACTGGGGCGAGAAGATTACCACTGCTAGAAAAAACATATCAGTTCGCTGGAATGAAAATTCTACCGATGACGAGATCAGCAGCAAGCCCCTAAGCAAAACATGGCCTGAAAAAGAATTTGATGATGTTGGCGATGCGTATGCGTCAGCATTTGCTTTTGCCGCTCGCGGAGAAATACCTCGCAAGCCAAATCAGTCATATAAAAAGCAACGCTGGGTAGAAAAAGTAAAAAACTATCGTCAGCTAGTTAAAGACAATGTGGTTGACGGTTTGCTTACTGGCAAAATCACTAAAGAAAAAATGAAAGAGTTGGGTGGTAAAAGAAACCTTCAAGACTTCTTTGCAAAAGTGGACTTACTCAGTGAGCTTGACCGCAAAGACTGGGGCAAGGTAGAGCGCGTATTGTCTTACCCTGACTCTATGGATTTCAACCCTAAAACAGATAAGCTTGATATCCCTAACCCTAAAACCTATGTTCGCATTAACGGCAGAAACCGCGAGTTTAATTCTACCGACCCTAAAGTTTTAGCGGAGCAAATCAAACCGTTCCTTGAAGAGAAAGTAGAAAAGCCACAAATGAAATTTGAGGTGCGCGGTAGAAAGGGCAGCTACTTTGTCAACAAGAAAGGCGATCCAGAATACACAAGGCTTGCCACATTCGACTCAAGCAAAGAAGCTTTCGACTTCATCAAAAACAACAATAGCAAGTTGGTAGAGTCGTGGGAGTCGCACAAGGCTAGAGTAAATGTAACTAAAGCTGACATTCGCAATAAAGTGAACAAGCCTCGCACCGGTGAAGATTACCGTAATGGAAAAAATGCAACGGCTGAAGACTTCCAAAATACGTTTGGCATTAAGCGCGGCACCTTCGGTAAGTGGGTGAAGCAAGGCAAAGAGCGTCAAGATATGCTTAACGGTACGTATGACGCACTAATGGACTTGGCTAACATAACGGGTGTACCGCCTAGAGCTTTAAGCCTTGAAGGAAAATTGGGTTTTGCTTTTGGCGCCAATGGCCGCGGTAAAGCTATGGCGCATTACGAGCCAGGCGAAGTAGTAATAAACCTCACCAAAACCAAAGGCGCAGGCTCACTTGCGCATGAATGGTTCCACGCCCTAGATAACTATTTCCAAAAGAAACGCGACACATTGCCGACCACTGAAAAAGGCAACTTCATTACGCATAACCCTGAAACCTATTACATTGGCCCTAGAGGTTATTCAGTTCCTGAGAGTCGCTTTAAAGACATGCGCGGCATTAATAAAAATGAATGGCGCAGGGTAGAAGGTGTGCGCCCCGAAGTGGCCGTATCATTTAAAAACCTTGTTGATACGCTGAATGGATTGGACTTCGCGAAACGCTCTAGCCGATTAGATAAAGGAAAGGCTGGCGGCTATTGGTCAAGCAATTTAGAAATGGCAGCGCGAGCATTTGAAAGTTATGTAAAAGCTAAGATGAACGCTAACGGTTATGACAATGATTTCTTAGCTAACGTCACAAGCGCCACAGATTTTGTGCGCGATGATAGCCGATACCCTTACATCAAGGCTGATGAAATTGCAGAAGTGGAAGCGGCTTTTGATGACCTGTTTAACACAATCGAAAGCAAAGAGAATGACAGTGGTGATGTTGCATTATTTTCTACTACTGGCACTGTCGCTGGTAACACCAACGCGCGTACCATCAGTCGTTCTAATGCAAATGAAATCGTCAGTCGATTCGTTAAGGGGCTCACTAGTGCGGGTAAGAACTACGTTTCTGTTGTTTCGTCTTATGATGATCTTCCTACAGAAATAAAAGATGCAGCAAAAGCCCAAGGCGTAGAGTATCAAGTAAAAGGCGTATTCCATAAAGGCAAAGTCCATGTGGTTTTAGACCAGCATACCAGCGCACTTGATATGGAAACAACGCTTTTCCACGAGGCTTATGGCCACTTAGGCATTAAAAACCTGTTTGGCGATGACATTACCAAAAAGCTCAACTCACTATTTATTGCTAACGGTGGCCTGCAAGGATTGCGCGAAACAGCGAAGCGCCACGGCATTAACCTAGAGAAGTACATCAAAGGTTTAGACAAAACCAATATGCCGCAGGAAATGAAAAACCGCGTACTTATGGATGAACTTCTAGCGCACCTGCAGCAAAGCAATAAGCCATCTGTTAAACGTTTAGCGCGTGAGATAGTGGGCTTGATTCGCGATAAATTGCGTAAACTTGGTTTACCTGGGCTTTCAAAAGTTACCGATAGTGATTTATTTTACATCCTCAAGAAAGCTAGGGATGCGGCTAAAAAAGGTGATACACAAAACGGTGACGCACGATTTATGTTTGACGATAAAGGTGCAAGTGTAGACAGTGAAATTAGTTCAGAGCCTACTTCATTTCGTGTTGGGGAAGAAGGCAACCAATCTGAAAACAAGTTAATGGAAAGCGCTAAGCAAAAATTGGGGCTTAAGGAAAACGAAGCAAAGTCAATTGTCAGCAAAGTAAAAGAAGCATGGAAAGACGTTAATTATACCGAAGCAAAAAATCGGGTTAAGGAGGGTTTGTTCGACTCTCTTTATGGGATTAAAAAAGCAGAAGATGCTCAGAACGTCTCGCTTGAAAAATCAGGTTACGTTTCAGCAAGGCTTGCACAAGGTGTTGGTGATGTTATTCACGCCACTATGTTTTACGGTTCACCTGAGTGGCGTGATGGAATTGTGCAAAAAAAGGAGGGCACAAAGGGGCTGCTAGATATCTTTAGTCAATTAGATTCAAGTGAATTAAATGATTGGCTCGCTTGGATGGGGGGTAACCGTGCCAATGTGTTGATGAAGCAGGGTAGAGAAAATAACCTGAACAAATCCGAGATCGAGGAACTACAAAGCCTAAACATTGGTAGAGAAGAATTATTCAACAAGGTTAAAGAAGAATATAACGCTGCAAATTCGGCTGTACTTAAGCTTGCTATCGATTCAGGATTGCTTGATAGCGACGTAATGAATAAATTTGAGTCTGAGTGGTATGTTCCTTTCTTCCGAGCAGAGGATCCAACTGATATAAATGAAGTCATCAAGGGGCCTACATCACCAAATGGTATAGCAAATGCCTCAGCACAAATTAAAACGTTGAAGGGTGGGGAGCAATCTACGAAAGATATTTTACAAAATATCCTTCAAAGACAAGCAACGCTTATCGACGCATCAATGAAAAACAAAGCTATGCTAGAAGTAGCTGGTAATCTAGACGGCACACCTTTCATGAAAAAGGTGAAGCTGAACAAAATACAGATTGATGCCATCACAAAGAAAAGACTTGCTAAGAAAGCTACGCCGTATGTCAGTGTAAACGAAAATGGTGAAACTCAATGGTATGAAGTTCTGGAACCTTCCCTGTTGAGGGCGCTCATGCAATTAAACGTAAAGCGCAGCGATAACCCACTTATGAAATTAAGTCGCGCAGCAAAGCGCTACTTAACGACAGGCGTTACACTTTCCCCTACATTCATCATAAGAAACTACTTGAGGGATGGTGTTCATGGATGGATGATAAATAAAGATAAATTTGTTTTTGGCTTAGACTCCGTAAAAGGGGCGGTAAAAACATGGAAAAAAGATCAATCCACTATAGATCTCATGTTTGCAGGAGCATCGTTTCAGGGCGGCTATGTTCATGCCAATGACCCTGAACAAGGAGCGCAGCAAATTAGAAGGGCTCTGAGAAAGAAAGGGTTGAGTGAAAGTGCAATTAGTAAATATATGGCTAGCATACCCAAAGGGGCTGGGCAGTTCTTCGAGAAATACCGAGACTTCTCCGACTCTATGGAAAATGCAAACCGAGTATCTACATACGACGCTTCCTTAAAAGCTAATAAATCCAAAAAGCAATCAGCGTTTGAGGCTAGAGACTTTATGGATTTTGGTTTGCAAGGAAATTTCTCTGCAATGCAATTCCTGACCGATGTAATCCCATTTTTAAACGCTAGAATGCAAGGCCTTTATAAACTCTACAGATCTGGAAAAGCTGGAGAGGGTGAGTCATTTGCAAAAGTACTTAGTAAAGAATTGGCTATAAAAGGAATGTACGTTGCTAGCTTCTCACTTGCGTTAGCACTTTATAATATGGACGACGAGCGCTATGAAGAATTGCCCGACTGGGACAAGGATGCAAATTGGCATTTCTTCAACGGTGAAACTCATATAAGAATCCCTAAACCCTTTGAATTGGGCGTCATATTTGGAACTGTACCAGAACGTTTGTTTATGCGAACCATGGGGAAACAGAACAACAAAGACTTAGAAAGGTCTATGACGCACGCAGTAACTTCTACTCTTGCTATGAACCCGTTTCCTCAAATTATAAAGCCCGGCTTTGAAGTTTGGGCTAACTACGACTTTTTCAGCGGTAGACCTATTGATAGCTTTTCCGATCAATTCAAGCGCCCACAAGATAGATACTCAATGTATACCACTGAAACTGCCAAGATTATAGGTGATGCTTTTGGTGCAAGCCCTCAAAAAATCGAGCACCTTGTAAGAGGTTATGCGGGAACGCTTGGTTCGTATGTTTTGAGTTCAGCGGATATCATAGGGAACAGTTTTGCTACGGCCACGGGGAAAGGTGAGTTCAAGATAAATGAATTTGATGATCTTTCGCTAATAAGAGCTTTTGTTAAGACTGGTGAAGTGGGTGGCACCTATTACGGTGAACAGTTCTACGATACTTTGCAGGAAATAAACAGCCTATATAAACAGTACGTAAATGCGAATCAGGAGCAAGATGAAGAAGCAGCAGAAGAAATATTAAAAGAAGGCGCTAGTAAACTTGAATACAGAAGTATGTTTAACAAAACTCAAGCGTACCTCAACAAGTTAAACCATCAACGTAACGTTGTTTGGAAAGATACCTCGATACCGCTTAAAGAGCGTGAAAAAATAGTAGACGATATAAATAGAGAAAAAAATGCGGTTTATCGCTATGTGGTGCTTGAGTATAGAAAGATGAACGACTAGTTATACAATCTGACAAATTAGACCAATAATAAAAAGAAAGAAGCATGCCCAGCCTAAGTTTGTAGCCTCATCGTTTTTTGAGTCCTTAAAAATATGAGCAAGCAAGCACAAAAGCACCAAGCCAATCGTAAGCGATAACGCTACGCTAACCTTGGCTATCAAAGTGATTATTAATGCAACAATAAATATACTGGTGAGTAACAATTTTTAGCCTTAGGTTAAGTATTGATGTAAAGTAATGACAGTACACTAACTGCTCTTTGTGTTGCAAAGTAAAACTAAAATAATAGTTAAAGGAATAACAATGAAACTGAACCTAACTCGAGTCATCCTATTCGGATGTACATTTATATCATATTCAAATCATATTGTAGCGTTCCCTTTCTTGGCAAAAAATAAAGATGAAATAGTGCTTACTAATTCATTTAGTGAACGAAATGATCTGTTGGGAGTTAGTTCTGGTAATACACCCAGCGTTAATGGTGCATATATCGTGTCTCAAAAAAGAGACGTCGATTTATATGAAGCTAAAATGCTGAAATTAGACGATTTGATTTTAGACGGAAATATAGTCTATGCAACATCAATTTTAAGAATGTCTCTTCCTAGTAAAGATAGATGGATGGAGGTGATTAATAGAATTTCCTTCAACTGCGCTGCTAATTCATGGGCGGTTGTTAGTGCCGTTATAAAAAACTCTTCTGTGGAAAAAAATGTTTTATATTCATTTACGTTTGAAGAGCTAAATTGGTCGGCTGACTACTATGAAAATGAAGGAGAAATCCTGCCATTAGTTTGTTCTATTTTAAGCAATAGAGAGTCTGCAATTGCTAAAATAACTGAAACTCATCACAATAACTTAAGCACTATCGATATAGACGCTATAAGAATTGTAGAGCTGTTTGACCCTAATTACAGCACGCAGCATTTAACACCTCTTGGTAAGTACCTTTCTGAGCACAATGAAAAATTTGGATATTCCTTAGTCTATATAAGCTATTGGGAAGCCTACGAGAAAATGAGGGCAGCGGATAAAAAAACACTACAAGGCATGGTGGATTTCATTAACGACGTATTTAATGACTTATAAAAAGCCAGTCTCTGCGACTGGCCTATAAAACTTATCAATTTTTAATTTACAATTCTCATTGCCTTTTGAGGCGAGAGATTTTCATTTAGTGACTTTCCTGCACGGGCAAGTGATTCCACGTGTTCATAGGTATTTGCCCATAGCTTACGGTTTATCGCTTTTATCCCTTCGCCAATACCTTCATGCCAGCGCTGATGAACAAATGCTGCGTGATGCATCAGTAGGTTAACTTTTTCTAATTGCTTTTCATTTAGCGCAGCCTGATTGCTACTCTTAGATTTTGGAAGCCACTCTCCCTCCACTGAATAAGCCGCAATGAAGTTTCTAGCGCTATCCAATTTGTCGGCTGGTATGTCTTGAGCCGAAACTACGCTAAAGGCTTTATGCACCTGTGACCATATATGATTTTTAAAGCGTTTACGCTCGCTACTTTGGATGTGCTTTACTTTCCCGTCGAGTACTGCGGCAAGGCAATGAAACCCATCAGTACCTATTGTTTGGCCTATCAAAGTACTCATATTGTTTGCTTGATCAGAATAGCTTCCGTGTTTGCGAATTGAAGGTAACACCTCAGAAGTGACCCATTTCTTGAATCGTTTAGCTTCTTTTTTGCGGCTGCGAAGTATTGCAGAGTAAAGTCCTGATTCGTTTATTGTCAGAGCGCCACGATTTCCAAAACCGACAATTTGTCGGTTTTGAACTTCGTCAGCATCTAGCCGCCTTGTCATCGCTTGCGTATCTGTATACGAAAGCGCATTAGCAACATCCATAGCTATAAACCAAGGTTGGTTTTCAATAACAATAGTGCGGACTTCATTTGATTCAAAGTTGAAAGGGATGATTTGAGCAGCCATGACGGCCTCCTGTTTGTATATTTTGAGATTAGAGCCACTGGTTTAATTGGCGTCGGGAGGCTCAAAACGACCAAACAGAGTCGCGGAGTTATTTCCCTAAAAAGGGTATTTTATTCCTCGCCCTCCCGACATAGAAAGCTATGTATATTCATCCTAACGGATTTTGGGCATAAAAAAACCAACGCTATCGGGGCTGGAATGGTCCGCTGTCTGATGAGGTTTTGAGTCCTCATCGTCAAAATAGCTTTAAATTATAAAGTTGTCAATATTTTAAAAAACTATCAACCGATACTTAGCGTACAGAACCTTAGCTTCTACCCTTCTAGAAATCCCATTCAAATACTGTGTATAATAACAGTATGCAAAAGAAGTTACTCATTTACCGAAACGGCGAACATATTCAGACGGTAACCTATGTCAAAGATCATGGCGTTTGGGTTGCTACTCATTTCTTTCACGACAAGTACATGCCATTTGCTTTGCACTCACCTTTGTCAGATCAAAAATCATCTATGGAAAATGAAGGGTTAACGTGGGAGTGGATCTAACCAAACGCGATCATTCAAAGCGAGTGTCATTTGCGTGTCATTGCGTGTCATTTTTTAGTGGTGCTTTAGTGGGGTGGTAGTAGCTAAACCCTTGTTTGGTGGGGGTTTAGCTACTCCGTAATTGGTGGAGCTGGCGGGATTTGAACCCGCGAGATAAAATATTTAAACCGTTGTTTTAGAAAGTAATTTATTTTAGTTGATGACCGTGCGTGTCATTTGTGTGTCTTTTTGGTTCGTTTTCTCATATTCTTCGATAAATCTTCCGTAATGCCTAAATAGCATTTCAGGCGAAGCATGCCCCATCCAATTTGCCAACTGCCACAGGTTTACACCTTGGCTTATGTGCCTGGTCGCAAACGTATGTCGCATTTGGTAAGGGTAGCGATAACGAACACCTGCAGATTTTAAGATCCGTGACCATTTGTGTTTTCTAAATGAGTCAGGATTGATCCGATTCATTTCCCCGCTAGGAAGTTGAACCGGCATCCCAATTTTTTGAGGGAATACAAAATCGCCAGCAATAAATGATAAAGCCTTTTGATCACTCAACGCTTGCAGGGCTTCATCATTTAACGGGATCGCACGTTTACCAGCATTCGTTTTGGTTCCTTTCATTTGGTGGTGAACGATTGCCACTTTCACGACCACTATCTTATTAATGAAGTCTATGTCTTCCCATCGCAACGCTGACCATTCACTAGGTCGCATACCTGTATTGAACACAAACTTAATTACATTCACTTCCCAGTCTTTTGCGTGTTTAATAATGGCGTCAACTTCTTCAGGATTGAATGGGTCAATGTCATTGTGATCACCATCAAGGTTTACTTTGTTGTCTTTTTCAACATAGTTTGAAAGCTTAATAGTATCGATAGGGTTTATGTCTACTAGACCATCAGTCAAAGCTTCAGCTAGTGCGCTTCTTAAATAGCTAAACTTATTGCGCAATGTCTTCGGTGAATTACCCGACTTTCTAACAAAGTCTTTGAGTAGAGCGGGGGTGAGCTCGCTTACTGGTATATCGTGAAGAGTAGACAACGACTTTTTCAGTTTCCGATACCCTTCAAGTGTGGAAGGTGAAAGGCCACGTAATTTGGCCGCGTCCTGATATTCATCTAAGTAATCAAGTACGGTTTTCGTTCTGTCTACCTGCCTGCCAAAAATACGAAGCTTGGCAGAATTAGGAAAGTAGTCAGCATACTGAAAAGTTTTTCGCTCAATGGCGTTTTGAATTTCGCCTAGTAGGTTATCTGCGTATTTAATATTTCTTGTTGTGGGTTCAATCCGCAACACCTCACGGCAGCGAACACCTTTATAGGTGAACGCTACCTGTAATGATTCGCTGGCACGGTTCTGCTTTATGCTTACGCCGCGCGGCAGCTTCCTCCGTTTCTCGCCCATTCTTCCACCGCCTTAATATCGATCCATCGCTCGCGAACTTTGTTTATTTTATAATAGTGTACACCTTCAACCCAAATGCCGCGCTCTATTCTTGCTTCAACTGCGGCCTTGGTTTCATGGCTCATTGCACAATAAGCTTTTAAAGGAACCACGTTCATAGCTTAACTCCTTTAGAGTTATCCAGCATATCTAACAATCTGCCCTTACTTAACGGAGCCCTCATAGGGGAATTTTCCTCTAACTCATCGCTGTAATTCATCTTAGGCCGGATTAAATGTATGTATAGGCTTTCAAGCGCATCAAGCTTACCCTCGTCACAGGTTATGTAGCAGTATGAGTCAAATTTACCAAGGTTATCCCTGACGTGAGATCCTAGCCTACTGAGCAATTTCTTACTTTGACCAACGTAAACAACTGCGCCATCCTTTATTAGAAAATAAACGCCAGAAGATAGACCAACAGAAGTCGCCTTGCTTACTATCTTATGCTCTCCCATAAGCTCCTCGCCTAAACATGCGTGAGCTGAGGTCATAACTCTATTACAAAAACGCTCCCTTTCCTTGATGTACCTATTGATATGAATGCTGCTGTATCGTTTTACGTTGCCCTTAATTAGCTCTATCGGCTTAGGGAAATCAGGGTCAAAATCTGGGTGCCTGGGGTTTGTAATTCTTTCGAAATCAGCTTCCTCCATGCCTAGGTGCTTCAACAAGCTTTCTTTTGTTAATAATCTGCAATCAGCAATTTTTCTTAGCTTTCCACTCACGCTGCTTTCCCCTTCAATACACTTTCAAGATAAACGATGCGTTCAATGTCTTCGCGAGCGCGAATTTTAACCGTTTCAACTCGTCCACCAAGCCACTTGTCTAAGTCAGGGTCATAGATAAATAAGTTACTGTTGGTTTCTCTAAAGTAAAAGTAGGCTCCATTATAGAGCGTGCAATGCGTCCAGCCTTCAGGCCCATTCGCTAAGATCTCTTGGTTAGTCATTGGCTTGCTCCTTTATTTTATTTTCAATCAACTTGCATATCATCGCGCCAATTGCTGCGGTGTGCGTGAACAGCAGGTATAAATGGTCTAATTCCAACCAGTACCAAATCATAAAGAACAGGAAGCCACCGATAGAGAGTTGGGTGCTGTATTTCATCACTCTTGCTCCTTGCCGTGATACCCTGACTTTTCACAACACTCTAAATATTTAGCGTTGACTTTCTCTTTGGCTTCTTTGGTAAGAATGTCGCACCATGTGTAAGTCCTTTCATGTTCGCGTTCACCACACAATTCAACTATCCCCTTGGCGTAAGCACTATCACCACAGTTCAAGCGCTTTTCAATATCAGCTATATGCTCTTCATAGGTAACAGCGAAATGCTGCGGCGAGTCCAGCATTGTGTCGTAAATGCTGAAATAAACTAAAAGCGTAATATCCGAAAAATCAAAATCATTTATAGCTGGATTAGTCAGAGGCATTGATATTTTTACTATTACTGGTCGCATCACTCTTGCTCCTTGCGTAGTTGGTTTTTGTAGCTATCTATTACAATTTCAATTAAGTGGTGAACGTCCTTATGGCTTTTCCTTCTCAATAACTCTTGAAGCGCTTCAATCTTGTTCTCTAGGGCGAATTTGTTTACCGCCTTTTTAGCTTCACGAGTTGGCCTACGCAGCACGTTTGCGGTTGCTTGCCATTCTCTATGCTGCTCTAGCTTTTCGGCTGTCTTTTCCATAAATACACATTGGCGAAACATATCTTTTTCATGCGAAGAACAGCGCTCTTCAAGTTCTCTAACACGCTCATTAGCCTTTGCTAGTTGATTCTTTAACTCTTCGTAGTCTTCAATATCTACAAAATCACCCTCAGGGCTTTCTTCTAATCCTCTATTCATCGGGCCTCTGTGACAAATGCACTCTTGACTGTGGTTAGGGTCAAAAACCTCTTTGTAACGCTTAGCCATTCTCTTGCTCCTTGCGTAGTTGTTCTTCACCTATTAAATTGGCCAAATTAACAATGCGCTTGTAACCAATTCTAATGACCTCTTTTAAATCCTCATTCGGTGCATTACTTAACTTTTTCGCCCACCAAATAAGAAGCTCTGCGGCTGCATTCCCGTTTATATTTTCGCACTCTAATTTAGCAACACGTTCATTAGCCTTTGCTAGCTTTCCTGAAAGGCTTAAAACTTTCTCAGTGCAACCATTCAGGGATTCTTCTAAAGCCTCTTTTCTAACTTCTAATTCCGCTGTGTAATCATTAGCCTTTGCTAACTCTGCTTTTGCAATATCGTTAAAGTGCGCTATTGCTTCCTTTGCATCACTGGCTGTAATCAGTTCGCCATGTTCAGGGTGAAAGCCTAGAACGGTTGCTTTAATCTCGTAATCACTCATGTTTTCGTAATCCATTACTCACCTCGCGCTTTGGCTAGCAAAAGTTGTATATTGTGAATCGTTTCACCGTCACACAATTCTGGCTGAGTTAAAGATGATGCGTTTACGTGCGACAGGCGCTGGTCGTTTACCTCATCAATAAGGTTGTACAATTCCTTTGCCACTTCTTCTAACATCGCATACATGCTTGGCGCTGCGGCTATTAGGTGGGCGTCAGCTTCTTCATATACGTAATCCGCGACAACCTCGCCATCGTCGTTAAATGAAATCTCAAAACCTTTATTATTAACAAAGCGCTCAACCTTCCACTCACCTTTTGTAAATTTAGTTTCCATTACGCCACTCTCCCCATTTGTGCTTGACCTTGAATAGTGTCGATTAATGCCGATGCGCGGTTTTTCGAAAGCCCTGTTTTCTGGCGCACCGTTTCAATACTTTCACCAGCTTCTAGTAGATTCTGAACACGTGCTACCACCGTTGCATGAATGCGTATCGGCTTGTTGTTTATTATGATTGTGGTCATGGGTTTTCCTTTAGCCCCCGAAGGGGCTATTAAAGTGATTAAGCGGCTTTAGGTGGAACTAGCACTTCACGTGCACCGTTATGACCTGGTTTACTTACAATGCCTTCGACTTCCATCTGCTCAATTAGACGAGCGGCACGGTTGAAGCCAATTTTAAATTTGCGTTGCACTGCTGAAACTGATGCGCGTCTTGACTCGCGCACGAACTCAACCGCTTCATCGTAGAAAACGTCTTTACCTTCGCTGTTAACGAAAGGGTTTGGCTGGTCTTCTTCAACTTCATCAGGGTCAGGCTGGCTACTACTTTCTTCGGTTAACTGAAATTCAGCATCAATCAATTTAATAAAGCCGAGTAGGGTGCTTACATACAAATAAACATCAGCATCGAAACGCGCTTCTACTTGGTCTTTCGGAATGTCGTCATTTTCTTCTAGAACGCGATCGGCTAACTTGATGCGCTTAATCGAACCGTCTTCACATAGGATGGCGGTGAAAGCCTCGTCATACTCAAACGCTACTTTCTGAACCAGCTTGCCAGCGTCCAAATGGTTAATTACTTCATCAGTGTCAAGCGCTTGGTTTTTCACGCGCACTAGACCGCCCGTATCATCAGTAGCTTTTAACTCTGCTTCTTCTAACAGGTTGATGGTGTCAGGCGTGGTGTCGGTAACCCAGTGAGTCAGTTCAGATTGAATGCTGCGGCGAGCAAATGGAACAACGGGAAGTGAACCAATAGCTTTGCGAACCATAGCAAGCCAAGCTTCAGCTTGTGAGTCTGAGCTAGCGTGAACAATTACAAGATTGCTTTCAGGAATGATTGTGCCGTAAGTGCTTTTGCGGTTGGTGAAAGCTTGTGGCAGCAATTTGGTGATAATCTCTTGCTTTATATCAGCCTTTGCTTTTTTACCAACCGGCGCACCTGTTTCCATTTCGATGCGCTCAACTACTTCTTCAAGCTCTTGATTGACTACGCTGCCTGGTAAAAGCTTTTCTTCTTTCTGAATACGGATAGTGAACATGCCTTGTGCAACATGCGCGAATAAACCACCGATACAGCGAGCAAAGCCCATCGTAGCCAAGTCGTGTGCACCGCAATGGCGAAATTCATGCTCACCTAATAACTCCTCAAATGCTTCGCTGCTAAATGCCAAAGGTTGAGTAATTGTGTAAATCTTTGCGTTTTTGAAAATCATAAAATTCTTTACCTTTTAGTAAGAAAAGTTACAGAGGTGGCCTAAGCCGCCTCTAACTCATAATCAACTGGGAACGGCGTGCGCGAAGTTATGTCTTTTATAAACTTGCGCACCGTTAGCATTTTTATTTCACCTGGGTTAGCCGTGTCTCCTTCAGGGTCAATGGTGCTTCTCTTGAAAATCACGCGATCCATGTAGCGACCTGGCATTTCAGCGATAGAGAGAATTTCATAAATCACTTTTCCTTCACCATGTGCCGTAAAGAAACGCTCACTAACGCTATGTCCGTCAGTTTCATCATGAACTTCACAGCCGCCAATCCAATAGAGAGTTCCCATAAAGTGCTCAGCGCGAAACGGAAAAACCATTTCATACTTATCACCGGCTTTAAGGTCGGCGGCGTTCATCACGCCACCTTCTTCAAGTTGTTAGCCTTAACCGATTCAACGAACTCGCGTAGCTCATGCGCCCACGGCTTGTTGGCTTCTTCAACTAGCTTGGCTAGCTGATCCATAGCGTTAAGCTCCATTACTGAGTATTGGCGCGTTGGTGCTTGTTCTTGTCGAACCACGCTAGGCGCTGGCTTCGCTTGCGGTTCTGGCTGAACTTTTTCTTTTGGCTCATGGGTGGGGGCTTCCTGTGCTAACTGGTTTGTTGCTGCCACGTATTGCTTGTTGCTTTCTGACTCAGCATCAAAACGGGCTTTCTCTTCCGCATCACGCCTGGCTTGTTCTTCTGCTCGCGCTTTCGCCTCAGCTTCACGTTGTAGTTTCGCTTGCTCTTCTTGGCGAATGCGTTCACGTTCTGCATCTTCTTTGGCTTTTTGTTCAGCCTGGTAGGTAGCAATGCGCGCCGTTACTAGTGTTTTGAAATCCTCAGTTGCTTTGAAAGCAATTTGGGCCCAGTCGTTAAAGAGGAAATCGAACTCGCGGTTATCAGCAATAACAAGCATGTTGGCTTGTGCTACTTCAACAAACTCAGCGATTTGAATCTTTGCTTTCGCAACTTCGGTATCAGCGGCATCTTGAAGTGATTCAATAGTGCGCTTGCCTTTCATGGCCTCATAAACATCAGCGCCAATAGGAGGAAGAGGGGCGTTAACTTTTTCCTCTGCCGCTTTGCCTGCTTGCAAGAGTTCAACAGTAGCCTTGCTAAGAATTTCTTGGCGAATCTCTTCTTTGCGCGACTTAACTTGCTTGTCTAATTCAAGGCGCGTTGAGGCAAGTGATTTTTTAATGGTCTTTAGCGTTTCACGTAGGCTGTCAATATCCTGCGCCCCGGCATCAATAGACTTTTCCACTTCGGTAATTTTCTTTTCTACCGAGCGAATGTATTTCACTTGTTGCTCTGCTTCACCAAACTGGCTATCGGTTTCAGGTGAGGTGTTAAGCGAATTGATAAACTCACTTACTTTTTCAGCGAAGCCTTGAACATTTGAATTGCTGATAAGCGCCGTTACCTTTACGTCTAGCGTAGGTATCAACTCTGCTTCGACTTCTTTTTTCTTAACCAGCGATGAAGCCTTAACCTTTTCAACTTTCGCTTGTGGCTCATGGCTTTCTAAATCAATGGCAAATTGCTTCCAGCCTTTAATAAGCGCTTCGCGTCTTTCAGGAACTGACACGTAATACATTGCTTGCCAGTTGTCTTTCGTTCCATCACTGGTAACGAAGAAACACTTTTCCGCACCAGACACTAAAAGTTGCTGCTCTAACTGCCAGTAGTAGTGGGGCTCTAGCACGTTATTAAGCACGTTCTCAGCAAGCGTTTTGTTGAAAAGCTTATGCTCAAAACACACATCATCAAACATGGTCAAACCGTCAAAACTGGCAAGTAGCGCTAAGCCTTCAACTTCTAGCGAGCCGGTAACAGGGAATAAATCTTCACCTACATCGGCGGCAGCAAGAGGGCGAGCCGCTTCTTCAGTTGCATGACCTTTATCAAAAAGCTTTTGTAGATACTCGTCTACAATCGTGGTCCAGCCTTTCTTTGCATCTAGCAATTGATTGCGACTAATGTTTTTGTGATCGCCCATCATCATTGGTGCTTCTGATGCGGTAAAAAATTCTTTGCGAAGCGCTAGCCATTCAGCGCTTCCCTGAGTAACGTTGATATGCTTCATGGTTATGCTTCCTCTGCTACGTCTACAATGGTTTCAATCTGCTGTCTGATTTCTTCAGGCAAAGTGAATTGCGACTCTATGATTTGAATGAAGTCTTCAGGCGTTTTTCTGCCAGCACTGATGGCGTTAGCCATTTTGTTAGCGTTTTCGTTGAACTGGTCTTGCGTGTAAACTGGCTTTTCGTTACTCGCTGGCGCAGGGTTGATTTCACGCTCGCCGCTAGCCGCATCCTTAATGCGCTCAGCTTCATCAGGGTCAACAATGCCGCTTATACCAAACGCATAACGACCAGCTTGGATAGTTGCTTTGTGGCGCAACATGCGGTTAGGCCATTGCTTCCATGTATCGGTGCCACGCTTACATTCGCTCATGTACTCAGTGACAGTGATAGGGCGCTTTGCATCTTTGCGGTAAATAGAGCATTTGATAGCGACCAATTGGCCGTTATCTAAAATGTCTTCATGCTCCATGCCATCGAACTGCTCATGGTTGGTGATGATTTTCAGCCATCCATCAATTGAAACGATTGGCTGAATGCCGCCGCCTTTTGCTGGAAAGGCATATATCTCCTTCACAAGCGGATTAAGCTTGTACTCATTGGCTACGGCCATGAATGAAACGAACTGCTCATTACTAACCTGCTTACCGCTTGGCATTACCGTATTAAAGACAATGCTAGTTAACTCTTGCTCTGAAACTGCCAGGCGATTTGCTACCTGTGCTAATGCTGTGCTACCCATGATTTCTTGCTCCTTTGATATTCTTTACCAGTCCAACTATTTCAACTTTCCAACCGTTAGGGCGGTTAACGACCATTGCGTGAAGCCCCAATGTTTTCCACATGCGCTTTTCTGTTAGCGCCTTGTGATACTCTTTGTAAGTAACGAAAATCACGCTGCGTCCTCCATAGGGTTGCCATCCTTGGCAGACGATGGAAGCGTTATATGAACCTCAATGCCTAGGCCGTTCACTTGGTCGTAAAAGTTGCTTATCGCTTCAGGTGAAATGTGTAGCGTGGTGCCTGGTACGTTACCGTTCCATAGCGTTGCATCTTCATCACGCGTTGTTGAAATGGTTTCGATTCTGTCGAAATACTCGCCGCCTTTGATACCGTTGTCGTTCCAAACTAGGCAGAACATGCCGGGTTTATTAATTGCAGGTCTGATTTCCATCGTTTATCATCCTCGTTGCTATGGCTGCTCTGTCTGTCCAAAACTTCGCAGCCGTGGTGTGTGCCCCCTCGGGGGCGCGGTTTACTTCTCTAAATCAATACTCTTTATTGCTTCTACCGTTGAAATTACAGCGATAAAGAAGAGCGACACTAGCGCTATCGCTATAAGCGTGAATACCGCGTTCATTCGTCGTCACGCTCACCTTGACCAGAGCGAACGAAAGCGCCAACTAAGAACGCAAAAGCGCCCATCAAAACAAACAACCCAATTACAAATAAAAACGTGCTCATGCTGCCGCCTCTTCACACTCAGCTTCATCTTTAGCAATGCGCACTTTCTCAAGAACTGAATAAACATCGGCAATATCTGCTTTGGTGAAGTAATTGGCTTTAAGTGCTTCTTCGCCAATGATGTTAAAAATGCGATTTAAGTTGGTGAGTTCGCTGGCCGTAAGAAACACTTCGAACTCTTTTTCAAACTGCTTGCTCATGCTGCTTCCTTCATTTCGGTGTTATGGCCGCTTGTGTAGTGCTTAATGACTATTTCAAGCATTGAGTTGGTGCCTAGTTTTTGACTGATAACTCTCAAGTGAAAGCGAACGGTGTGTTCCGACAAAAAAATGTTTGCCGCCATCTGCTTGCGACTTATGCCAGTAATCAACTGGTCGTAAACGCGGCGCTCAGCTTTAGATAACAACTCAGCACCTGGCATACCGTTCTCATTCGCGTGACCCATTCCCATGTAGTGCTTTGCCACGACTTCACGCGCTGAATGAGCGTCAAGCTTTTTGTAAATTTGAGCGCTGTACTCCTTAACGCTGCGCACTGAAAGTCCGATTATCTTGGCGGCAGTGTGTTGGCTAAATCCTTTTATCATCAGGTCATAAACCTGTTGTTGGCGTGGTGTAAGATTCATGCTGCTTTCCCCATCAATAGTTCGCCTAATGTGTAGCCCTCTGGCGGGTTATTCGTGGTATCAAGCGCATGTTTGATTAGGCCTTTGGTTTCAGCTTGGCGCTGATTGACTAAAAGCGTTTTGGCGGCATTAGTGTTAAGCACTGCATCTGCCAACTCTTCAAGGAACTCGGTTTCTTCAAGAAGGCTCTGCAATGCAAATTCAAGATTAACGGTGTGAGGGTAGTCAGCCCATGTAAGTGAAACTTCATCGAATAAAACAGCATCAGACAAAGCAGAAACAATGGTTTCTTGTTCCCATTCACTTAAATCAGCAAAGCCATTTACTTCAGGCTGGTTCGCATGTTGTGCGATTTGATTTGATACGTGGCAGTAGGTCATGTTTTTTATCCTCTGGCTAATTACCGTTTTGATATGGCGGAAAGCTGAACGAGGCCATATGCGTAATATGCATATAGTTTTGTAAACTAAACTTTATTTGTCAACTAAAAAGTTTAGAAAAATGAACTTTTTTTTGGTTTGGCGTGTTTCTAGAGAAGTGTGAATTTCTATGCGGACACAAAAAAACCGCTTTTTGAGCGGCTTCTTGTTGTGACCTAGCGACTAAAGCTATGGGCTTATGATCCCCCACAAATTATCTACTTTGGCGCACTTGTAATGTTTTGCGGTTTTATCACTTATAATAGCGTCCTGTTTTTCGCTAAGTTCTACTGTTTTCGTGTAGTCATCCGGTAATGATGTATTATCCTCGCAAAGGTTTGAGCTAAATGTAACCTTTGCCCTAGTTATCTTATATTCGCCATAATTTTTGTCTATTGAAAAATATATTGCGTTGTCATTATACGGAACCCAAGAAAACTCGTATTCGTTAAAATAACTACCTAAGTCCTTCTCGAAAGGGAATTTTTTTTCACACGCCTTTTTCGCAATGAATATGAGACTTTTAGCTTGCCCTTTCATTTTATCTAAAACGCATTCCTCATAGTTGTCGGGACCAAATATTCCTGCTTGTGAATTCGACACAAATAAGAAAGTAACCAATAAAAATCTATTCATAGAAAATATCCTTATAACTTTAGTCCCATATGCTTGAGTGCCAAAAAACTCTTCCTATTACTTTGATTTGCTCCAAATCTCTGTCGAAGTATCTCTCGTCAGGATGCTCATCACTATTGATGCTATTTATCCTCAAGCCATTGCCAGGCAATCGATAAAGCCTCTTAACTCTGAGTAATCCGTCATGATTGATAGCGTACACTTTCCCATCGACGATTTTTGTATCGAACGTATTTACTCCAACAACATCACCATCAAACAATCGCGGTTCCATGCTGTTGCCAGAGATCTTAACACATGCTGCGGCCTCTGCTTCAACGCCGCATCTGCGCAATGTCGATTTGGAAAATCTAAGTTTAGGCCCTCTTCTTTCTAAATTATGTTCGCCACCAATCCCTGCTGCTAATTCTACTTCCATGAAAAAAGGCACCTCTACTTCATCTTCGTCAAGCGGTGTTTCGCTGTCCCAAGCATCAATCCTTCCAAGCTCTAAATCAGGATGAATAGATGCGTGATGTACTTCGTCTTCAATACTTAGTTTGAATTTGTCAGATAGAAGATTCTGTCCATAAAGTATCCAGTCTGGTGTTGTATCTAATTTTTTTGCTAATCGCATTATGTATTTGCTGCTTGGTATATCCCTACCAGCAAACCAATTAGAAACCGTACCTTTAGACGCGCCTGTCGCTTTTACTATATCTACCTGTTTTAGGTTTAGCTCTTTTGCTCTCGCTATAAGCCTTTCTTGCGTGCTCATAATCGGCTCCACTTTAGATTGCTAAACAATTTACCATTTTTATTGTTCGGATAACTTGACTTTAAAAAGTTTTGCAAGCTAAACTTGGTCGCAGTTAGTTTATTTTGGTGAACCAAATGAATAAAGAAGATGCGGTAGAGCATTTCGGGGGAGTTACAAAACTCGCGGAAGCGCTTGGATTGAGTAAAGGGGCGGTATCGCAGTGGGGCGAGACTATACCGCTCCTTCGCGCTTACCAGCTTGAAAAAATTACGGGCGGCAAGCTCAAAGTTGAAGAAGTCGAACTTAGTAAAGCCAGTTAATACGGAGATAAAGGCTATGTACGCAGACCCAAGAAAAATCAAAAAGAACGAAGTCAAAGTTCGTTTAGATGATGACGTTAATGACTTGCTTGAAGCGCTGGTAAAAAACACTGGCGGACAAAAAGCGGTAATTGTTCGTGACATTTTCATGCGTGGCTTAAAAGAGTCTGTTTCGTTCGGAAGCAAAGAGCGTACAGCAGCTTAAAACATTAACGAAGAACCCAAGGAGGGTTCATCTAAGACTTTTTAAGGCCCTCAATAATGACTGAAGAAAAAATAGAGCTCAGCAACGAAGAGTTAGAACTACTACAAAAACATGCAGATGAGCTTGGCGTAAGTCTTGAGGAAGCAGCTCAACGAGCAATGCTTGAAGGTCTTGGCTCTGTATTAACCGACATTTGCCCATCAACAATGGCACTAACAAAGATTTTGATGGACTCAAAAGTCCCTAATAAGTAAGGAGCAAGCAGCATGAGCAAAGTAATTCCATTGCGCCCTAAGCGCACACAGCCAAAGCCAGCTTTTACACCAACGCGGAGAGCAGCGTAATGCGTTCGGAATTTGCGTGGTTTTGTAAACGTCATTTTCGCAGCTTCGCACACCAGTTTAAAACCGACTGGCAGTTTCGAGCGGCGGTAATCGTGTTAGCGGTTGAGTTAACAGTCATTGCATACCTAGCCAATAACAGCTTTTGGCTAGATGCGTTTGTTAGGGCTTTTAAATGAAAGTCGTTGACCTAAATAGCGACCCAGCTAGAAACCCTGACGTTGTTTTAGAGAAGGCAAAAGGACAGTACGAGTCGGTTGTAGTTATTGGTTATGACAACGAGGGGATCCTTGATGTAAGGGCATCCACTAATCAAGACGCTAAATCAATTCTGTTCATGATGGAGCAGTTTAAAAACAAGTTGCTTAACGGTGACTACA